TAATAACTTTTAATTTTTGTTGTTCAGAAAGATTGTACTTACGTAAAATCTTATTTAAGTAAAGAAGTTTAGCGTTGATCAAGTTAGTTTCGTTAACTTTTTGAGCTAACTCAGCAGCTTGACGCTTAATTTCCTGTAGTTCTTCACTATCATTCTTTTTATCCATCATACCTTTTTCTTCCTTCTTTTCTTCAAGCCCCTTTGCTTTAGCTGCGCTTTGTGCAATTGATTGAAGCTTTTTGAAAATATCAGGATGTTTTTGTTCAAGGTAATCTGATAATTTAGCGATGCCAGCGCCTGCAGCTCCTAATGCTGCGCCGCCTGCTAATCCCTGTAAAATATCCATCATTGTAGAAGCGTCTTCTTTTACTACTTCCTCATCATCAGCTTCTTCTTCCATATTGTAGCCTTCATCGTCACCACCATCTTCCATTTCAGCAAGAAGTGCAGCGATGTCGATTTCTTCGTCTACTGATTTTTCATTATCATCGTCTCCATTTTCTTCCTCAGAATCATCATCGTCAGAATGGCTTTTCTTACCTTCTTTTTGTGGCTCCATGTCATCATCACCCTCGTCTTCAACTTCCATTACTTCCTTCTTTTCATCATCGTCATCACTGTCATCACCTTTTTCACCTTTTTCAAGTTCAGCTATGATTTCATCAAGATCGAAAGCTTCGTCAGCGTCACCTTCTATGTCTCCTTCAGCTTCTTCTTCCATACCGTAGCCTTCGTCATCACCTTCTTTTTCATGCTTTTCCTCTTCCATTTTATTATCATCATCAGAATCTTCGTACTCTTCTTCAAGATCGTCAGCTTCTTCTGATAAACGAGCGGCAAGCATTGCCTTAACTTTAGAATCAAAAGCTTCGTTTAAACTAGCTTTTGCATTCTCAATAGCCATTTTTTTGATAGCATCCGCTTCTGCGATTGCTTCTTTGAGCAAATTTGTGTTCATTTTTCCTTAAATTTTTTTTTGGATTTACGCCTATTAAAGAGGTGTAATAGATTTCTTTTTATTCAACTCTTTATAAGAAAAAGAGTATTAGGCGAATATGTCTACAATAAATATATAAAAAAAGTAAAAAAAATATATTTTATATAAATTTTTTACTCTTAGCAATGACAAACCCCTGTATTATTACAGATAAGGTCTTTTATAATAGTATCTATATTCTGAAAAGATTGTGTCATTTCGTATCCTTCTTTCAAGGTTAAATTAGCCCCTTGTGTAGATTCAAAAGATACTAAATCAAATGTCAACAATTTAAAATCGTCATTAACTACTACAGTTCCATCGTGAGATTCTTGAACACTTCCCATACCTCTAGAGCTAATCCCTACTGGAATTCCTCTACGAAGTAGCCCTGCAGCGATTCTACCTGCTGGGAACTCATCTCCATCTAAAATCTCAATATCTCCCATAACATCATCTCCTTTCCAGTAAATGTTTACTATATTATGAGATACGTTTTTAAGGTTAACCACATTAGAATCGCTATGATCTAGCTCCCCTAAAGCACGGTTTTGCTTAACCATGTTGCTGTTATACTCTTCTATTTCTTTGCGCAGTACTCCTTCAGGATACACCCTACCATTCCTATTTTTAGCATTAGCCCTTTGTATGACTACATTCTTAATAATCATCTTCTCACCAGGCTTGTAAGCCTCAGTAAGCTTTATAGGACTTATATCTAACTTATAATATTCTGTAAGTACTTGCATGTTATATATAATTATCTATATTTGTTCATTTGTCTATCGGATATTACCTGTAGTGCTTGTAGTATTTTACTTTTAGGATCTATATCTTTTCTAGCTCCTTTTTCTGAGGCTTTTTGTATAAACTTTACTATTGTTTTTTCTACGTGACCTAAATTAGGATTTTTTTGTATTCCTTTAGACAATGTTCTATCTCTCATGTAATCACTAGCTAACTCTTCAGCATTTTTAAGCTGCTGGTCCATTGGGACATTGTCATCAAACATAGAGTCTATTTCTTTTTCGTCAGCCTCAGCCACTCTACCGCCTCTCATAGTCAATGTATTTGGTTCAAAAGGACGTGCCATTTGAGATCCTAATGGACTATCAGCCATATCATTTAAATCGTCAGGACGAGCTATTTCGTAGCCTTTAGGAGCATAAGAGTTAAATATGGCAACTCCTTCATCTCCTAACTCATGAACAAGCTTATTTACAATAGAATGTTTTTCTGTTCCGTTATACCTTACATAAGGATCTTTGTTATCTTGAAATCCCCATTCGTATTTTTTCATGTATTCTTCAAGACGCTTTTTTTTTACTTCAGGACCTTGTGCGCCCATATATTGGTCTATACCTGCTTCTTGAAGAGCTTTTCTAATACGTGTACGGATATACGCCTCTAGTTTAGACTCTGTTGCTGGGCTTGGGAATACTCTATCTAAAACTCCTTTAAGAGGTTCTTTAATATCATTTATTTTTCTAGGAGATCCAAATTGATCACTATTATCTGGGTTATATACCCCTGTTACATTTCCACTCTTTGTACCAGTAAATGTAGCTTGAGAATTGTCATCTAGAGTAATAACTAATTCATTTTTTTCTTTATTAAAAGTAGCCTTTACAGCATTTCCTGTAACCTGCGCCACTTTGTCCAAATCATTTGGGTCTGATTCTATGACAAAAGATATTTGTGTTTTTAACTTAGCTTCGTCTTCTTTGGAAAGTTCTTCTTTTACATTTTTTTCTGATACGTCACTTTTTCTAGTTAGATTTATTCCGTATTTAGGTAGATTTATTTTACTAACAGTAATATAATTAGTAGAACCCAAACTATTCTTAAGATCATCTGCTTCTTTTTCTGTAGGAAATCCTTTAATAACACGTTTATCAGCTTTATTTACTACAAAGTACAAAGCTGGTCCTCCTTTTTCTGATTTTACAGGTTCATTTAATGGAACGGGGCTGTTTACTTTTAAAACTCCTTTTACAGTATCGTATATTGTGTTTCCAGTGTCTTTAGATATGCCTCTTTTTTTCTCCATTTCAAAATCAAATGAAGGTTGTTTTTGAGCCCCGGCGTCTATTTTAAAATCAGGAACAAGTTTTTTAATCCTACTTAAAGGCATGATTAAATCTTCGCTTTTTTTGTCTCCTATTTTAAAATTAACGCTATACACTTTATCCCCAGGTTGCACCTTTCCTACTAATGCCGCTACGTCTTTTGGATTTGTAGGATCAAAATAAGAATCATCGGCTGTTCTAACTTTCTTTTCTCCTGAAAGGCTTCTATACCCTCTTAGTTTCTTTTCTGCATCTTGTGTTTTAGGTTCTTCCCCTTTAGTAGGTTTATTTTTTTTATACTCTTCTTCCGGTACTATAGACTCCACTCCACTTAATTTTGGAGTTCTTGAAAGTCTTTCAATATTCTCAGCTTGTCTTTTATCTAAAAACACTTTGTATATTCCAGGTGCATATTTAGACACTTTACCTGAATCATACCTTTTTGCTAGATCAAGTGCAGGTGCAGTAAAATTTCCTTCATCATCAGTAGCAAGAGTTACTGCGTAGTATTGTTTTTCCCTTTTTTGTATATCTTCAGATATTCTTTGGCTGCTTTTCATTTGTTTCATTTTATCGTACGCGTATTTAATTCTATTATATAAATCTGGATTTTCTGTAAAACCCTTTATATAATTTTTTATATCTTCTATTATCCTGTCTGTATCTTTTTCACTAACGCTGAGATCTAAAATAGATTTTAAAAAATCTATCATTTTATTATAATACTTTTTATGAGATAATTTTTTATCTTCTTCATCTCTGGTATCGTCTACAGAATCAGAGTAGTTTTGTATTATATTCCTTAGTGTAGATACATTATTTCGATCAGTTATAAAACTATCAACTTTGCCTTTTGTCTTACTGTCAGTTTTTTTTGTAGGAACAGCAGGTTTTTCTTTTTTCACATCAGCACTTGCCGATTTTTTTGGATCTTCAGTCGCACTACCATCCTCACTTCCAGAATAATAATATTTCTCAAAAGAGCTATAAAGTTTTGGCCTTTCTAATGTAGTTTCTAGACTGTTAAGTACTGAATCTTCAAAATCCTCATTACCCTCTGCTTCTATTTTTACAAACTTTTTTATTTCGTCAGAAAGATTTTTTCTAACTTCTTCTTCTTTTTTAGAAGCTTTTACTCTTTCTTCTTGTGAGGCATTTAAATTATATTTAGTTGCAAAATTTACTATAAGACTCTTTATATACTTTTGTATTTCTGGTCTTAGGAAAAATTCAGCAATTTTTAATTTTTCTGGTTTTGCGGCCGTAGGGTCTTTTCTTTTAAGTTTTTTATTCCTTTCTATATCTTCTAAATAAGTTAGATAATCCATTAAAGATGTGTTTCTAACTCCTATCCCTTTTTCATATATATCTTTAAGAGGTACCAACTCCAGTTTATGTTCGTCTGATAAATTTTTATTGGTTTTCTCTAGTTGATCTTTTGATAAGTAAATAAAATTTTTAGTTGCAAACTTTTTAACAACATCAGAACCTTTTGCACCTCTATTATATTCTTTAGTTGACGTATAGTATATATCTTTGCTATGCTCTGGTTGATCACTTGGTACTATAGAAGCTGCTATTTTATAATTATTTTTTAAACTGTCATATTCTGACTTTGTTAGTTTTCTATATATTACGTAGTAATGTCTTTTTTGACTATCAACTATATTTTTAAAAGCTATTTCGTGTACGCTTCCTTCTGAAAAAGAAGACTTCGTAGATGGGTAAGTATCTCTAGTTCGTAGAGGAGTACTCCCAGCATCTGCTACTTTTAAAGATTTTATTTTATCTAAATCTTCTTTTAAGCTATAAAATATTATATCACTAAAAGTCATTGTTATTATTTTTTAATAACTTTCTTTTTAGGTGCATTTTTCATCTGATTTTCCTTGTCCTTAAAGTTTTTCTTTTTGACTTCAATAGGAAGATCAGCACGATTTTTCTTTTTAGCTTTGTACTCAATCATATCTAATCGAGTATAATAGTTTGGATCCTCAGCTAGATGATCTAAAGCAATTTCTTTAGCTTTATCTATATCATCAGTATGCTCAAGTTCGTGTTTCCATCCTTTACTAAACTCGTAATAGTTAACTTGATCAGGAGTAAGTTTATCTCCTTTTCCACCTTTAAGCTTTTGTTTCTTACCTTCAGTAAGAGACTCTTGCAATGATTTAAAAGCACTGAAAAAGTTATATCCTTGCTTTACTTCTGACTTTGATTCTGCATCCCACAAGTGTCCTTTTCCTTTTAATTTAGACACTGTGTCATCATAAGACATTGTGTTGGTAATAGAATCCTGATATAGAGGATTTCTTCTTACATGCCATAAGAATTCAGACTTAGACATTTCCTCTTTTATCACTTTTTGATATAGTTGCTGTGTTGTCATTTTATAATCCTTTTTTAAAAAGTCTTTTATATTCAGAAGCCAAGTCTATAGACTCAGCCCATTTTCCTATTTTTTTAGTTACAAGTATTCCTTTTTTTCTTTTAGCTTTTGTACCTCCAGCTCCACCAAAAGCATACTTCGTTGCTACTCCCTCACCGTCTCCAGGAGTAACATGTCCTTGATCTGCTGCAGGAGCTCCTCCCCCAGTAGTAGACATTTCTTTTACTTTATTTTTTGGTATTTTCGAGTTCTTTTTCAAGTTGATAAAAATATAATAAATTTTCTAACTCTAAATCAGATACTAATCTTCCAGAAGGTACAGTCCTTATTATGTTTATTACTTCGTCTAATTTAATCTTTCTTACAGGATCCGATATATTTTTAGACAAACTAGATAACTTTGTTTTTAGCCTGTCGTATTCTTCATTTACGTACTCCTTAAAAGATTCAGGAGTTGATATATCGCTTATGTACCTTTTTAAAAGTTTCTTTTGGCTTTCATTTAAATCAGCGTACTTCTCATTAAACTTCTGAATCATTAATTTGTACACAAGAGCCTTGGTACCTTTATCATAACTAGCAAATTCTGCTAGTACAGGATCCACATCCTTAGTCTTATGGCTAACACAAATGTCTTCCATTATGGAAAACTTGTATTTAATCTCAGATTCTGGGTCTATTTTATCGCTTTGGTTTACTTCGAAAAGCATGTACACAGAAGCAAGAGTTTTATAATTTTCTATTTTAGTTTTAAAAAAATCTTCTAAATTATAATTTTCTTTTATCTGAGATATTAGCTCGTATTTTTGTCTTGCCAATACGTTTTTATTGATCTTTTTATGTGCTTGTAAAGCAGTATCAATTACTGTATTTGCCTTGGCTTCAGATAAGTTCTTGTTTGAAAGCAAAGCTTTGTATATACGGTACTCTTTGGCAATAAGAGTATCGTTGAAATTCTTTTTAAGAATATCCACAGCTTTAGACTCCTTATTATTGAGGGTATCAGTAGTTATCTGCCTGATTAACAGCTCAAAAAGCAGTCCCGTGTTTCGAAGTTTATTATGTTTAAGCTTCATTGTATATTGATCTTCTATAAATATTACTAAATATCTTCATTAAGTATGTTACTCTCGTCTAAAAGCTGAGATTCATCTCTTTTTTCTTCAAAAAGGACTATTTTCTTCTTTCTTTTAGTTTCCAACCCCTTTAAAGAGGTTTCTAACTGGAATGTGCTTATTTTATCCTTCCTAGTCTTGTCAAACGGAGTTTCAGGTTTCATACCCTTCGATCCTAAAGGATCTCTTCCAAAAGCAGACTTGTCTGTTTTGAATATGGAAGCTTTCTCTTTAGGTCTTCCAACAGGGTTTTTTTCCATTTCATCATATCCATCAGGCACATCAGAACTAGGCTTCTCATCATTACTAGAATAAACAGAAGCAAGGTCATGAGGAGTTCCGTAAGATTCTCCAGAAAGTGCTGGATCATTACCTTCGTTTTCTATTTGATTGTAGCGGAATGTTCTCTTGACATCTTCTACTATTAGATCTCTTTCTTGGTTGAGTTGGTCTTCAGACATTTGGAATATCTTATCCCCAATCCAATCACTAGAGAATATCTTTTTATCCATTATATCACCAGCAAGGGATACTTTTTCTTTCAGTAAAGCTATCTTCTCTTGTTCGTATATTATAGAAGGATTGTTTAATTCTAATGCAAAATTTAGTAAATCAGCATCTTCAAATCCTTGTACATATAAATGAATTATAGCTATTTTTTCTAGTTCACTGATTATAATTCTTTGTAATCTTTCTATCGTTCTACTAAACCTAACATCTAAAGCACTTATGGTAGACTTTCCATTGAGTTCATCAGAGTAGTTTAAGAATGATTTAGGAACCTTTAGGGAACCTAGCATGAGATCTCTAAGGAATTCCACGTCTTCTATACCAGCGTACTCTAATCCTTTAGTAGTATCTATTTTAGTAGTGTTGTCTCCAGGACGTACAGGAATATAAAAATCTTCCAACATGTTCTGTACGTTGAACTTCAGGTTATAATCCCCTGTCTGATTATCTACAAATGGAGTTTTTTTCATTCCATTAATAGTCTGTTGCACAAACGCATTAACTTCATTAGGAGGTATATTACCTACGTTGATGTAGAATACACGCTTCTCAGGAGCCCTCATAATCCTATGCAAAAGCATAGCATCCATCATGAGAGTATATTGCTTAAAATACTTCCTTGCAGGCTCTATGTAAGATCTACCAAATGGCAAATAATTAGTGTCTGTTAGTAATCTAAAATGCGCTATTTCAAAATTCTCAAAAGATTCTTTATTCCTTGTAGCTGTAGTTCCTCCAGCAACGGCTACAGGATCGTACACAAATTTAATGTATGATGGATTGTTTGGATCCTGTCCTTCTTCTCTTATCATATCATAAACAGACAGAGGACTAACATTATATACCCCGTATTTTTCAGCGATATCCAACTTAAGAAAGAAATCTCCGTATTTACACATAGATCTAATCCACATAGGCAGATTAAATTCAATGTTTAACACTTGATAAAAAAGGTTGTATAAAATTTTTTGTATATTTTCATTACTACTTCTAATCTTAAGAACCTCATTAGTTTCTCCTTTTAGAGTAGCTTCTTCACATAGGATGTCTAAAACAGAAGATATAATACCATCTGTGTCCATAGCCTCATAATCTGCATACAACTGAAGTCTAAGTGTTTGATAGTTTAAGGTAGGGTTAAATTGCATCCTTTGGCCTGCCTTATGAAGCCTGGTAAATCTATCTACAAGAGAGTTGGTTTGTAATTGACCAAAAGACTGTATTCTTTCTACATCTGCCACCTTCAATTGCTTACCTCCAACATTGCGGATAACCACATCTGTTGAGAATAAACGTTTGAGCCTCGGAAATAAACTTTTGTCTACTGGCATTTATTTTTGAATTTACAGTTTAATATATATAAATATTGATTTTTATTGTATTAACCAAGTAATATCTTCCGGTCTTCCATTCACATTAATCTGATATGGGTTTTGGAATTGGTTTGGATTTTGTCCTTTGTTAGTGTTATACGTGCTTCCCCTTGATATATTATTTATCAATGCTTTTTGCAAATCTATCCCTCTAGATCTATACTCAACAGCACTATCTCTTAGATAAAGTCCTATGGCGTATGCCATAACACAATCATCATGATATCCTGTTTGAGCTATAGGTTTACCATTCTTCCATACAAAGGTAGACATTTCAGATGACAATCTTCTAGAATTTAAAGATATGCTATGATCTCTTACATATTGCTTAAATGATAGTAAAACTTCAGGTCTTGTTTTTGTAGAGGTCGTAAAACCTGGGGTCATTTTACTGGTATCGTAGTCGTAAATTTTGTTTATATACTGTGCTACGTTAGTGGTATCTCCTTTAGGGGAGTAGTATATATTATTATAATTAAGCTCCAAAACATCAGATATTGTTGCATGTCCTAAACCTGTGTTTTCTACTATTAATAAAGCTGAGTTATACTCTGTAGCCGTAGCAACTGCGAATTTAGAGAGGGACTTGGTGTCCATATCCCCTTTATACTCTGCTACTTGAGATCCAGTAAATACATCTATAACTTCAATAACTGATGCGTCTGATCCATCTCCCTTAGCAGTGTCTACAACCACCATGTACGACCTTTCTGGTACAGGATATTCCCATATCCAATAGTCTTTTTTAGGGCCTCTCATTTCAATAGCATCTTTAGTCCTCTGTAAAAAGTATTCTAGATCTTCTGATTCAAAATACGTATCTCCAGAAGATATAAAACTGCAATCGCACTCTTGAGCTGCCAACCTTTTCCCTAATTCTTTATCCTGATCCTCCCTCCATTTTTGATTTCTAGAAGGGTGAACATTCCAAGGCAATCTTACTGGTATAAAATTATTTTCTTCTGATTCGGCTCCTACCCATTGTTGGTGAAACCACTGTCCAACTCCATTTGGAGTTGATAAAACTATGGCTCTACCTCCTGTAGCAAGTGTTTGTTGAGCTGATCCCCAAAGATCTTCTGCATTTTCTATGAATGCAGCCTCATCTAATACAAGCACATTGGCTGTATAACCCCTGGCACTCTCAGAAGCTCCAGAAGCTGCTTTTATTTTAGATCCGTTTTCTAGTATTAAACTAAGTTTGTTGTCTTCTAAAGCCCCCACTTTTAACCAACTTGGAAGCTGTGCATAAGCAAATCTAACCTTATCTACAATATTTCTAGCTTTTTCTTGTGTGGGAGCTAATGCTAGTATAGATTGATCTTTTTTGAAGATCATTAACCATAAAGCATACGCAGCAGTTAAAGTAGTTATACCAAGCTGCCTAGACTTTAGAATAAGGGTTCTATCATGTTTGTTTAAAAGAAATAATAATTTTTCTTGAAATAGATAAGGGGTAAACAGCATCCTGCCTTCTGAAGTTTGTATATAAACAAACTTTTTTAGAAAGTATACAGGGTCAGCAGCGCACTTGAGATATTCATCACGAATTATCTCTTTAATTGATTTTTCACTGGACATATTACTTGACAATCAAAAAACCTATTGATATAACTAAAAGACCCATAATAGTCTTTTTTGCTAGTTTTTGTCTTTTTACTTGCTTCTCTAATTGTTTAATAGTAGACGTATATGCTACTTCTTTTTTATCTTGTATATCTACTATACCTTTAAAAGCCTCAATTTGGCGGTCTTTGTAGGAAATTATAGAATCCTTGTAAATTTTTTGATTACTTAGAGTATCTATGTTTTCTAATAGAATAGACCTCTCTTGCTTAAGAGCGTCTGAATGTATTAAATCTTTTATTACTTTTTTAGCTACAACTTTATGTAGCTTTAAAGTATCACTGTTGGGTACTGGCTGAGTCTTTATAACGGTTTGAGAAGAAGCGCTCAAGCTCGTCAATATCGTAGCTATCAACAGAAAGTAAATGTACTTCATATTCTTTGTATATTTTTTTGATTTTACTTTGGTTCTCTTCTAATTGCATTTCTGCTCTGTGTACTTTATCCACAAAAATATCTACCTGCTCTCTATAAGCATTTATAGAATCTTCCTTAAGTTGTATTTGGTCGTTTAGCTCTTTTACAATTTGTTTATACTCTAATTCTTTTTTTACACTAGATCTATAAAAAATTATAGCGGCTCCTACAAATACAAAAATAACTAATATAAGAGTCTTTTTCATATTATTTAATTGAATCTTCCCAAAATCTAAATAAAATATTACCTCTAAGATAAGCATCTTTTTCCATTTCTAACAAATGTTTATCTTTTTGTGTGTATCTAGGATCTGATAAGGATTGCAGGTTTGATAAATTAAACTTACCAGCTAAGTTTTGATTATGGTGTATTAACTCATGGGAGTAGCTTCTTAAAACATCTTTTATATGCCTTCCTGCTACAAATAGAGTTACAGACTTTTCTCCTGGATTATAATATGCAGTTTTACCAAAAGGATCCATAGCATATTCTTGACTGTTAGATATAACTACAGTAGGGTAAGGCATTATTTGAACTCCGGAATTTTGAATCCACTCAGCTAAATTAAGCAAATATGGGACAATATTATGCCCAGAAACCATTACCTGTTGATTAATATTTTGGTATTTCGTTAAGTCCATTATGCTTCTGGTTCTGGTGTTTCCTCTTCTTCTGGAGGAGGCGGTGCTTCTTCTCCTCCCTCTGCTCCTCCCTCTGCGGGAGCTGGTTCTTCATCTGGCTCTGGTTCTTTTGTTATAGCATTGGTTTTTAATAATATGTTTATTTGATCCAAAGCTTGTTCAAACTCGGACCTGTTAACAATATCGTACTTTTTTCCGTTTGCAATAACTTGAAAAAGATCAGATTCGGCAAAATCTTCAGGATATTTTAATTCTAGAGGGCTAGGATTATATTTCAAATCAAAAAAGTTTCCATTAGGAAACAGTACTCTAAAAGTAGTTGGTTTGTATGATATACATCTTATATCCGATATAATTTCCCTAAGCTGTCCTATTGACTTTTCGTTCTTTTTATTTTGAGTAGTCAATAATTTTATTAAAGTTCTAGTAATCTTTGGGGATTTGGACATTATTTTCTCCAAATTAGACTCGTTTTCAATTGGAGTTATTTCTGTCTCTTCCCACAGTTTATTCCTAAATATTTCGTAAAATCTTAGTTTCATTATATATAAATATCTAATCTTCTTTAGATTTGGTTTTTTTAGGTTCTGCTCCTTTTCTAGGTTCCCACCAGTTAGTACAATACTCATTTGGATCATAAGGAATTGAATCAGTTCCAGCCCATTTTTGATAGTACTCACTAATACAGTGGTATTCTTCAGATTTATCTTTATGAACCCACCATTTACAGTTTGCACAGCAAGATCCTCCGTAAGGAACTTTTAGCCCTGCTTTATGGTTTTCTGGGACTTCATAAGGCCCTCCTCCGTATTCTTCTAGTAATTTTAAAAACTTTATCATACTTTTAAATAATTGTTTAATACTCCGCCTATTGCTGACATTTCTAGCTCTAAATCGACAAGTTGTTTATCAGTTAATTCTTTCTTTCTATTAGAATAATCTACTCCTACAATCCCAACAAACTCATCTTTTATAGTATATAAAGGAAAAAGGTAGGTACTTTTAACATTAGCTCCTGGGATTACGGAAGTAAATCCTTCAAACTGTTTATTCTCTATTGATGTGTCTGGTATAGATATTACTTTACCTTTATGTAAAGTGTTTATGGATTTGCTAAATAGACTTACCGGAATATTTTGAAATTGATGCTGACAAGGAAATACTCCTGTGGATAGAAGTTCGTAAACTAAACTAAACTTTTGAATTGATTTTCCCGTGGGATAAAAATTACCTCCATTGTGAAACTGAGCTAACCACACCCTATCTGCGTGTGACTGTTCTTTTACAGTCTCTAACTTAACGTTTATAGTCTGATTAACAGCTATAGACTCCGATAGAGGATCTTTTTTCTTAGGAGAAGCCCACAACTTAACGTAGTGAACTGCTATGGGGCCTATTATAGAAGTCGTGACAGCGGTTATTATAGCCACTATTAGTTCGTTATTCATTTTTTTGTATATATTATTACAAACTTTTCTTCATTTGAGTTAAACATAAATAAAGTTTTATTACGATCTATCTTATTAACTCTAATAAATTCCATCATTGTTAATCTAGCTGCGGATTCAGTTTTCGCTGCTCCTAATTCTATTTTAATATCATTTTCGCTAGCATTATCGAAATTCTTATATTTTACTTTGTCAAGAAAATCAATATTATATCCCTCTTTTTCAAATCCTTTAACTACTTTTTCAATAATGCTTTTTGCAGCTACTTGAGATATAGATGTTGGTGTTGATGCTTTAGAAGCATCTGGTGTTCCTAAGAGACTGATTAAAGAAATACCAGCAGCAGCTAGCCCCTGTTTTAAATTCATTTCATCTAAACTTTCTGTCTTTTTATCTTTTGTTCTTGATTTAAAAGAAACTTTTGCTTTATTTGTATTTGAAACAAACTGCTTTCCTTTTTTAGAAGCAGCGACTTTCTTTTTTGATGTAGCAGCTCTTTCTGCTTTTGACAAGCTTTTTGCTTTGGCTAAAGGTAGACATCTTGTAGTAGCCCCTCCCTTTTTCATTGTACCACAAGGACCTGTTATATTTCCTTGAGTATCTATGCGGACCCACTTTTCTCTTTTAAACCAACTATGTAAACTACCTTCTTCTATCTCCTCTTTTACTTTTTTCTTCTTCTTACCTATCCCTCCTTTACATACTTGAACAGCTCTTCCCATTAAATAAGCAGAATGTTTTTCTCCAGCAGCTTTTCTACGTTCTGCGTAGGCCTTTCCTTTTGGGCAAAGCTTTTCATACAATAGTTGAGTATTTTCATCTTGCCCACAACTTTCACAGTTCATGGCTTCTAGCTCTTCTAAAAGCATTTTTTTTAATATGTCCAAAAGCTTCATTACTCAGCAGATTTAATGGCTTGTGCAGTTGCTATTGCGTATTGTTTAGGTCCCATCTTTTCCTTACCTCCACCTTTTTTAGCCATTGATTTTATGATTTCTTCTTTCTTTGCTTTTTCAGCTTTAGTTAGTTTTTTCTCGTCTACTGGCTGTATCATTTCTGATTCTTCAGAATCCTCATCATCTTCTTCTTCCTCATCGTGCCCACCTAACTCATGAAATCCTTGAGCTGCTTGATCTATAAAGTTTTCTGCATTAGATATATGATCTTGTATCCACCCTGGGATATCTCTTTCTTCATTACCTAACTTTTGCATTAATTCCATTACCGATTTAGCTATGGATTCTAAGCTATTTTTAGCCATAGACACTTCGTGATCCATACCATCAGATCCTTCTTTAACTCTCTTGATATTTTTCCACATTGCTGCGGCGGCTATCTTTTTACCTTTCTCTCCTCCCCCGGCTTTTTTAGCTATTTTTTCAAACCCTTTGCCTTTTTTGCCTATGTCTCCACCTGCTTTTGCTTTCTTTGCAACATCAGATTTTTGCTTTTTTGTAAGTCCGGCAGAAGGTTTTTCTTTTTTTGCCTCTAATATAGCCTCTTTAAAAATTTGAGAGAGATTCATTTTTATATAATTTATAGATATAAATATTTAATTTTCCAGTCTTTCTTTCATTTCTTTAAGACCTTCTTTCCATTTATCAACTAATTTTTCCTTGTCTATACCGCCTTCCCACTCTTCCACATCTCCTTGTTCCGTAACATATGTTTCTTTTATGCTAGACTTTGCAAACTCTTCTATAAACTGTTCTGCCTCTTCTATATGAGTTATGATATTTTTAGTGACCATATTTCTAGCATACTCCTCATACTTCCCCTCCATTTTTAACTGTGTTTCCATGCTAATTACGCAGTTAAAACACATCCCATGTAAAGGATACATTTTCTTATCTAAAGGGTTTTTAGTCGGTTGAGAACACTTTGGACATAATAGAGGTATCCTTGTTAACTTTTTTATCCTGTCTAGCTTTGTTACGGTCTGTTTTATACCGTCTTTTATAGTCCAGGTTTTACCTCCTTCTTCCCAAACATCCCCTTCTAATCTATCTTCCGTTTGTTTTTCATATCCAACTTGTACCCCAGTAGCGTCTCCATATTTTTTGGTGATAATATTTCGAAGTCTTTGTACGTCCCTTTCTCTAAACTCTTTCTTTAACTTTGTTTCTGACATAACTTTAGTTTTGATCTTTTTTTTAAATATGTTATTGTAATTTAGTCACTTTTTTTATAGCTGATAAATCCCATATGCACCCAGAAGCTATATCCCAGGGATAATACCATTGATGTTCTGGGTCTCCTCTATACTTATCAAAATATATAGGAAATTCAATACCCTTATATTTTTTAGTAACTTCAGGCCAATCTATTTTATGATTCCCAAATCTACCTTCTTTTTCCGGATCTTTATATCTTTTTGAAAACCATAAAAACATACCTTCTTTATCTACATCAATAATATCATCATCATATATATCTATTTTAAACACATGCTCCGTTTCCCTTTCTGGCATTTCTGCTCTTATAAAATCTATCCAAGATGTCCCAAAACCATACCACAGACCTGTAGGTTTAAATCCTATTCTTGAAGGAGGGATCTTAAAATTAAAGTCTATACTATCTTTGGTCCCTAAGACTATTCTATCTCTACTGCCTATTTTTTTAAGAGTTTCTGGAGTTACTTTTTCAAATTCATTCGAAGCATAATCAGACTCCTCTGCAAGTTCTTTAAGTATATTGATAAATTTAATCACAATTTTTTTATTCTTATTTTTAAATCCCCCGTACCTTTTATTGTCCTGTGCCACTGTCCCATAGGTATGTGAATTTGCCCTTCTATTTTTATGGGAAGTTCATTTTCCCTTTGAAACATCCAATCGGTAGGCTCTACAGGCTCTACTAGCCTATCTTCACGGTCTCTATGCCACACTAATTCTCCTGACTCTACATCACTTTTAAAAACCCTTTCATACCAACCTTCATTATAATTTTCCGTATACGGTTTACTCATATTCTACCAAAATCCTGTAAAGTTAGATTTTAAACCAAGCATACTTGCATATCTAGGTAGTCTACAAGCCCAGTATCCTGCACTTGTCTTGTCTTTATTCTGTGCACATTTATGCCTAGCTGCAAAAGATTTGCGGGCTTTAGGATCGTTTATCTTCGCTTTTAGACCAGTAGTATCTCCAAAAGAAACTTTCTTAATGCCTCCACCTGGCTTACGTACATAAACGTAGAACTTCTTTGATCCTCCACGCTTAGGTTTATTTAATGCAGGTTGTTTTTTCTTTGCTTTTGCTTCCATTAATTGCTCTTCACTCATAGGAAAATCAAGAGGCACTTTAATACCATTGTAGTATCCGAATTCTCCAAGATCGGTATTTTTTATAAGTTTCTCTTCTTCTTCTGTAAGTAGGAGTTCTCCTTTTTTGTATAGTTCTCTAGCTTCTTTAAAAAGCTCAAAATACTTCTTAGAGAATGGGCGGTATACGTTTTCGGTAAGAAGCTTTTGATTATCTATATGATATTGTAGACCTTCTGATATTGGTTTGCTATCGCAGTTACAGTCAGAAACTTCTTTTAAAAAATCTGTGAATTTCATTATTGTAAATTTACTAATTTATACTTAGTAGTTTGAATTAAAGTTTCAATCTCATCGTACTGATTCTGTAAGTAAGTGTCTTGAGGTAAAGAAGGTTTAATAGCAGTCATAAACCTGCACAAACCATCAAAATACATAGCATGTGCTCCATCTTCTCTCAAAGTACCTGCCATTTTATATCCGTATAAGATACCATACTTACCTTGGTATGATTCTACAAGTCCGTCTATTAAAGGTATAATACCTTCGTAATATGCCTGTAGAGCTAAATGAGCTTGTCCAGAACCTAATCCCTTAGTTTGCCAATGGTAAATTTGAGCTTGATTTCTACTCTGTAACAGAGTTCCAATTAATAGTGATAAATTATTCATGAGAATCTAATTCATTGGTCATTGGATTAAATACACTCTTCCAAAAACCATCGTTAAACATTTCTTTATATTGTTCCGAATAGCTTTTTAATAATGGAGATTTATCCACTAAAGGTTCGTCATGCACCTTTTCGTTTATTATAGACAAATACTCGCTAATTTGTTCATTGCTAAAGTCACCTGGTAGTTCTTCCTTTGCCGCCTCTATATCATTATTCTGTGCGGCTTGTTGTAATGCAGCAGATGATTTGTAAAATTGAGAAGGAAGGAGCTGCATTCCGTAATTCGGAAATTTGCTAAACTTTTTTTGCAATTTTTTATTTCTAGAAGACTCCTCGTCTAATGCAATATACGCAGGCTTATCGGGTTTAACCTCAAAAAGAGAATAGACCTCGCTTAAAGGCCCGTTCTCTTTTGATTTTATTATTGTTGCTTGTGGTGAAAAGCTTGATTTTATAAGCATCTCCCACATCCTAGCTTTCTGATCTTGGCTTATAGGTCCATTAGTTTTACCTATAACTACATTAACATGACTGACCTCTGGCCTGTTTAAAAGCCAATATAATGCATTAAGATGCATTTTAGTCGGAGGTGCAAACTCTCCCGGATAATAACAAGGGTGCTGTTGTTCCATAAATATTCGATACTCATATAAATATCAAATTTAACCATTAATCATTGTCTGTTTAAAAGTAGATGTAGAACTCTTTACTGGAGGGTATAATTCTACATTTTCATGGAACTCTGACGTGTCTGGGTCCATTATGTTCATTACCACTGATTCCTTAAGGCCTTTTAAAAAAGATTCCCTTTCTTTCATTTTTGCTTTAAGCAACTCAATGTCCTTATTCATTCTATTCCAAACAGGATCTCCACAAGACTCATAGTCAAATTTTGTAGCCGCTTCAAATAGTTCAAACTTTACGCCGTGCTTAGAAACGTAAGTTTTTCCGTCATCTGCATTTCTTCCTATCTCTTCTCTTACTAGATCTACAAAAGTATTTTTACCATTGTCATCAGTTAGTTCTTTTAGCTGCTTTCCTGTCTCCTCTACAAACTTAAGCATTATAGCAACGTCAGTCGCTGACATGTGCCCTTCCATTAGAGCCACGTAAATACTCATAGCGGCTTTTGCCACCCCTTTTTTAGTTAAATCGGGAGTTTGGTACTGAGTTTCATCTAGTTTAATTAGAAAGTTTGATGTTGTTTCTGTCATAACGATAGTTTATATTTTAACAATTTATCTTGTGTAAGAGGCTCTACTTTTTGAACTAAGGATAAAAAAGCTTGAAATCCCATCTCAGAAGGATCTTTGTCCTCCATTTCTACTAAAAAAACTTTCTTTCCCAAAGACGTCAAAGTCTCACAATGTTTTAATGCCATTTTTATAGCATCTCTATCCAAAGCTATGTAAACCTTTTTAATTCTCGATTCGACTAGTTTTTTCATTAGTTTGGGAGTTATTGATTTCCCTAATAGAGGTATGGCATTTCTTTTTATAGCTAACATATCAAACCCGCCTTCACACAGTACTACTGGTATATCCCAGTTTATATACATCTCAAAAGGTATTATATCTCTAGATGCTTGTGGATATTTGTACTTAAGTCTTGTTTCAGGATCGAAGGATCTGCCTACAAAGTAATTTATTTTACCAGATGCATCAAAAGAAGGTATTATAATCCTTTCTGCGTATTTACCCTCTTCGCAGTATCCCATTTGGTATTTTATAATGTCTTCCTCTGTTATTCCTCTTTTTTTGAGGTATAACATAGCATGTTTTGCAAGTATATCGTAGGGTTTTGCATCTAATAAGAACTTGTACTCTACAGGTAGGACTCCATCAAACTCTTCTGTATCTTCATCATCTCTATCACTTTTTACGACTATAGAAGAAAGTTTCTTCAGAATATCAGAAGTAACTCCTGTCTTTCTAAATAAAGATCTAATAGTTCTTCCTTTATTACCGCATACCCAACAGGCCCATCTGTTATTACCTTCGGAGTCTGTTACGATATCTACTTCTAATTTTTTCTTGTGAGTTCCATGAGATGGACAATCCGGAAATGGACAGTGATACTTCCTATTTGTTTTGGAAGCTTTTTCACCATACCCTAAAACTTGGTCTATTAGACCAGAAAGAATTGTCTCCATGAATCAAAGTTAGGGACTAAATATCTTTTCTCCAAAACTTACCTAACACGTTATCCACATAGCAGTTATCAGATTCTAAACATCCTTCTAAAATCTGATATCTAATTTCTTGGTAAGTCATTTGCTTTTTGTGTGTACACAAATGCAATATCTCTCTTTTAAACACATCTTTACCCTGTCCCTTCATATCGGCTTTAAGATTTGTATTAGACCCGTAATAAGTCTTCCAATCGCTCTCAGACACTACCTTCTTTTTGGTAGGCTTCTTACCCTTTCCAGTATGTTCGGATAACTCTTTTTTAGTGAGGGCTTTTGTTCTTTCTGAGTATAGATTCTTGCGCCCTACGTAAAATTTACCGTCTGAAGTTCTTGTTATCTTGTAAATAAAACCGTAAGTATTTTCTGGAAATTCTGATATATCATTTATAACTTGATCTTTGTATAACCACATATTATATGTCCATTCTAATTAAAAAATTAGTATCTGTATCTGGGGATATGGGGATTGGCTGTGCAAACTTGGCTACCATCAAAAGATCGTTAGTATCATTGTAAAACCCTACCATTGTTGCGTAAGGGGTGAAATCAGACCCGCTAGCAAACCCGAGCATCGTTTCTTTACTTCCAGAAACCATTATGCTAGGATTGTAACTATATCCCATTTCATGATCCTTAATAGTGCATTTTATGGACCTTTCCATTATTAAATGGCTATTCTTAAAAGTCAATGTAAAATCTTGATAAGCTGGCATATTCTACTTTTTTAACAAACTCCGGTATCAGAACATATATACCAAGTGTATATTAAACCTCCTCCAATTACAGGATTACCATCTACTGCTGTTATGGTAGCACTAAATCTACCATTTGAGAAGTTAGATCCTACATTTTTAGTGGTATATACTAAAAGTACATCTTTATAACCTGCTGCAGGTATTGTTATATTGGCAGTATCTGAATTAGTTAGATAATAAGGGAGACTTCCTACGCCTATTGTAGCGCTTACATCTGCTATTAATGTTCCAGTAGCTGGGGCTACTGCTGGTAATGTTGTTTCATATAGGCCTCCGTATAAGCATACAGAAGTTCCACTAGTTGTGCTATTAACAAACTGGAGTCCGGTTAAGCTTAATTCAATAACAGATCCGACAGGACCAGTTAACCTTGCCCAAGCCTTTCCTCCTTGTCCACAAATATTACTATATCCTGTATAACTAGGATCAAATTCTACAGATATCGGAGTGGCCGTTGGCGTAGGCGTAGGCGTAAATGTAGGTCCAGGAGTTGGTGTAGGAGTAGGAGTAGAAACAGCTAATGCTATATTTAAACTATTGGTGCAGAGTCCTGTAGACTGTACACTTATAACTGTAGAAGTTACATCAGTATTTACGTCATATCCAGCTAAAAGTTGAGCCCTACTAACCCCACTAGCAATAACTCCTAAGACATCGTCAGATATCAAAAAAGGCCCGGCGTCTGTTCCTATACTAGATAAAGTAACTGTTGCTAGTCTTGTTGGCATATTATCCCTCCCATATTTGAATACTTACTAAATCAGTAGTAGTTATATCTACTGTAATATAGAAGTCTACTACGTCTCCTAAATTAAAATTATAAGACTGGTATGAACTTCCATTTAAATACAAGACAACACTTCCTGCATCTAAAGCAGTGTTGCTTGTGGCTGTTTTTCTGATTCTGTATATTACAGTGTTTGAAGCGCCTCCTGCTAAAATATAAGAATCATTTTTACCATAAGCAGTTGTTCCTGGTGAAGTTATGCTTATATTGTCTATAGTGCCTCCAGGGGTGCTATTTGAAACCTCAAACACACTAGAAGGCGATATTCCATCCATCACAAGCTGCGCTCTGTGTCTAACTAAAGCTCCTGTTGGTGTAGGAGTAGGAGTCGCAGTCAATGTAGGCGTTGGAGTAGGTGTCAAAGTTATAGTCGGTGTAGGAGTAGGTGTAGAAGTTGCAAAAGTTACAGACCCTCCAAATAAAGTACAATTCAATACGAAAGTAGGAGTTGGTGTAGGAGTAACAGTTGGCACAGGAGTTGGTGTAGGAGTTGGAGTTGCTAAATAGTATACTTCAGAGTTCTGGCAATCAGAGTCTGTATTAACTACTATTATAGTAGTTGGACTGCCTGCTATAGTTACAGGATACCCTCCCAGCAAAGAAGATCTACTCACATTACTGTCAACTAAGGTTCCTACGGATACAGTATCGTAATAAATGTTAAAAGGACCTGCTGCGTCTCCTGATATAGTAACTATAAAATCCATATTATATAAATATGATTTTGTTCACTTTTGACAAAGCCGATGCTATTACTTGGTGCATATCATAGTACTTATAGTCTGCTAACCTTCCTCCAAAGATATACTTTTCTTCTTTTTCCATTAATTCTTTGTATTTGGAGTACTTTTTATTATTATCTGTGTCATTTATGGGATAGTAAGGTTCTCCAAAATTTTCTGGATATTCCATGGAGATGATGGTATTTTTTTGTTTTCCAAACTCAAAATGCTTGTGTTCAGTTATTCTGGTAAAATAAACCTCTTCATCTGTATAGTTCATTCCTGCTACCCCTTGATAATCAGGCATATTTAAATTGTAAGTTTCAAATCTTAAACTCCTATAATCTAATTTTCCAAACTTATATCCATAAAAAGCATCTACAGGTCCTGTATAAATAGTTTTACGGGCTATTGAATCAAAGTATTCTTTTTGTTCAAAATAATCACAATTTAGCTTTACTTCTACGCCATATAAGAGTTTTTCAAATATGCCAGTATACCCTCCAATTGGTATCCCTGAGTAAGTATCTTCATAATAATTATCCTCAAAAGACAGCCTTATAGGAAGCCTTTTTATTATACTTGTAGGGAGATCTTTAGGATCTTTGTTCCATTGTTTCTTTGTATACCCCTTTATAAAAATATTATAGATCTCAGGACCTACCTGAGATAGGATCCACTCTTCTAGGTTTTTGGGGCTGTTGTTAGGTATTTTAACATCCTCTAATTTTCTAAAGGCTTCGTCTGGCGTTGTTACTCCATACAATTGGTACAGCGTCATTAAATTAATTGGAAAAGAGTATATCTTTCCTTTGTAGTTAACTTTAGGTCTGTATTTAAAATCATTAAACTCAGCGTAGTTATTTACGTAGTCCCATACTTTTTTATCCGATGTATGAAATATGTGTGGGCCATATTTGTGCACATTTATATCGTCTACGTTCTCAGTGTAGCAGTTTCCACCAATATGAGACCTTTTTTCTACCACTAAACACTTATACCCGTTATCGGACAATTCTCTGGCGCATACAGCTCCAAAAAGTCCTGAGCCTACAATTAAGTAATCGTACATATTATTTTTTAAAAACCATTATTGTATTTTTGAACCACCACCATTGTGGGACTTGTCTTAAAACAGATTCTACTTCTTTTTCTCTATGAAACCCGTAATTTAAAAATAAAGATTCTATATACTCGTTTGGACGCTCATTGTAATGTCCATACCCTCCTTGTCCAATTGTAGCCCAAGAAAGTATTACAAGATTTTTAGAATGCTTTACTATGTTTTCTATAAAAATAGATTCATACTCTTCGGGAATATGTTCTCCTACTTCCAAAGATAGTACACAATCGTAAGTTTTGCCTAGATCTACAGGAACTGATAAGTCCAAAATTCCACAAAGGTTATTGGATATTTCTGGTGTATTAGGGTTTCCATCATAACAATCACAAGTAAATCCGTCTTGTATAAACCTCTCTGCGTACTGTCCTGGTCCACATCCTAGATCTAATATAGAATCTACCCCATAAGATTTCAGATATTTAGATATCTCTTCATTTAAAGGCTGATCATACTTATGGTTATGAGTTCCGTTGTCTTCCCAAAATCCTCTTTCATTTATCATATTGGAAATATTTGTCCTTCTTTATATTTTGTTGGCAACGCCATCCAACTTTCACATATAACATCCTCTGTATCTTGAGGCCCCCCAGGTCCACACCAAGTTCTTGGAGCCACTACCACTTTAGAGTCTTCATTGCAAAGATAAGCTCCCCACCAAGAAAAAGAAGAATTAGATAAAATAAAATTATGGCACATTGAAATAGTCCAAAGAGCTTTCCAAGTAGAAACGTCTATAAATTTCATTTTTGGAAGTTTTATATTTTCTCTGCACCAATCCAAATCATCACTTATTATAAAGTAAACATCAGTGTTTTTTATCTGATTGGCTGCTTCATTTATAAAGTCTGTAGTAATTACAGGATGGGTATGTAAATTTAAAAGATAATCCCCTCTCCTAACATTTATACAAGTAACTACCTCATTTAATAATTCTGGGTGGTCCTTTTGGGTTTGTTCTATGAACTCTTCTGTTGGGGAAAATAAAAATTTTATAAAGCTGGAAATATTAATAAAATTTTTTTCGCTCTGATAATACCCTTCGTATATTGTTACCCCTTCGTCATAAGGTTTAACTGGTTCATATTGGTATGGGGCGGATATTGTCCTTCCTTGGGGCAGCACATTTAGCTTAAAATCAAGTTTTCTATAGACATTATCCTTATAATGATTAAGATCGAATACTTGATCTTTAGAAAATAAAAAAGGTTTGTTGTATTGTATTGACTGGGCTATGCAGTTGGATATCATAAACATTTGATTTCCTAATCTGCCTACCATTTTAGAAGTAAGAAAATTTCTATTCGAAATCATTTTCGTTGTGCTTTATTACTCTTTTATAACTCTCTAAAAATAAATCTACTCCTACACTTTTTCCCCAAGCATCCAAATCACTAACACCTTCTCTCTGTGCCACAGCTATAGGACTAACTAAGTATTTGTTTATATAATGCCTCTGTCCTAACCAACCATCTATTGCAGAATCTCTAAAAGGCGTGTAATCATCTATTATTGTTTTTATAACGCTTCTTTTGTATCCTATAGCGTGTGTTGTAAGTATAGTTGGAGCTTTATACAAGGTAGTTGACACTCTAAACATTTCATGTATAGGATGTCCTCCAAAATAAATCATATCCCAGTCTGAGAAGTTAGATATTTCATCTAAGGCTTTTTCTGATAAGTCTACTCCTTTTGTTTTTCCTCCATCATAAAAATAAGCATCATCTTCAAATATAACAACATTTTCATATCCTTCTTCATATATTTTAGTAAAAAGTTTGTGATATGTTAAAGAGCAATAACAATGTTTTTTTATAGGATCTGGCTCTTTTATTGAATCCTCGGCGGATACCCTCTCGAAAAAACCTCCTAATCCTACTCTACTCATCTCATTTTCAAAAAAGACTTTTCTATCTTCTCTTCTGTCTAAGTTTATGTAGTATCCTTTTTGAAAAAAATCTTTTATTTTCATCTCAATATATGGATATAATCTTCTATATTAAATGTTTCCCCTAATAATTCTTTACACTTTTTTATAAAATATACTCTTTTATCTGGTATTCTTATTTGATAATTATGGAAAGTCCCGCTTTCAAACTCTGTTCCATTTCCAAGAGAGAATTTTGGATACCCAAAACTCCCATCATATTTCCAGGTTAGATCAGAGTAGCATTTGGTAGGGTATGCTAGTATTATTTTTTTACCTTGTTTTTCATTTTCCCTAGTAAACATTTCGGCTACGTCAACTTCTGTTAGGTATCCTTCAGGATTTGGATAGTGTGTAAATTTAAAATTTTTACACGTAGACTCTTCCCAAAATTTTTTAGTAAAATTTAAAAAGTTAGGAGCCGCAAATGGTGGAGTTTTGTGGGGATTTATATCAAAAACATTAGAAGCCTGTACGTTACCATACAAAGTGCCATTATCCTTAATAATATCAATAGCTTTGATAATACAATCATTAGAAATTGGTATACAGTCTATATCAAATAAAGTTATAGAATCCCAATCGTTATTTGAGCTAAGATATTCTTCTATTGCACATGCATGTCTATCGGCATTTAAATCATCCTTAAAAGGGATTTGACATACGTCTATTTTGAAAAAATCAAAAACTCTTTTTTGAAGAGTTATAATTTCTTTTGGCAGATCATTACCATAGAAACTAACTACTTTATGATTCATTTTTTACAAGGTTATTTATAAAACCAATCCACATATTTCCAACTTTGCTAACGTTAAAATTAGAAACAATATAATCTTTACCTTTATTTCTTATTTCTTCCTTTATAGAAGGGTTTTCTTCTAGAAATTTTATTTTACTTACTATGTTATCCGTTATGGTAAACTTTCCATCTAGATCTTTAGATAAGGCCTCTTTCTGCATATCATGAGGGATTACGCCTTCTGGGAAGTCTAGCCACACGCAATACCCGTCAAATAGCTCTGGTAAGGCCCCTAGAGGATACGTTACTACTATTGCTCCTAATGCTATCGCTTCTGCTACTACACAAGAGAAAGTATCTTTGTGAACATCTTGATAAGGTGTATATAAGGGGTATATAAAATACTCGCTTTCTGCCACATTAGTGAAAAGTGTTTTTTTATCCACTCCGTTGTGCCTATTAAAAAAAGAATCATCGTGATTGTGAGTAGCCATAAGATAATCAAAAGCATGAAATTCTGAATCTTCAAAATTTAATTTTCTTACTGCTTCTACTGCTACGTTTCCTCCTCTTGCCCAAGCTGCATGAAAAATAAACTTATGGGGTTTCCTTATAGGATTAGAATCTGTGACTTCTTTTATCATCTCATCCATTACTGGATTAGGTATTAGCGTCTGTTCTATTTTGATTTCGGGAGCTATATTCTTTATGTGAGTTAGAATATTCCCAGTCATACTTTTTTCCCATTCTGATATATTAATAAACCCTATGGAAAGATTGTTATTTTTAGCAAAATTAACAATTTCATCTACTCCGTACACCCATTGCATGTGGGACCAGTATATTATACTTTTTGTAACCTTTATGGGAAGGGAATCATATTGATTAAACCACAACATGCTTATCAATATGTCAAACTCTTTATTTTCAATTCCTTTAAAATCTATGTGCGTATATTTAACCCCATAAAACTCTTCTCCGTCCTTATATATAATTCCATTATTTTTATAGGAGTTGTGCAACTCAGGCTCAAGCTTATCCGTTGCAAAAACAACTTCATGTCCAGCCTTAGCCAGATGTTCAGCTATTAAAACAGAACTAGTGTCTGTTCCAGACCCTCCCCCATTTCCATATCTTAGGTTATAACCATTAAGGTAGTTACTTCTTCTGCTATTACCTATAACAATAAAGGCTATTCTCATTATATATTTTTTTCGTATCTATCACTCCACTTTTTATCTTCATCAAACAAATACATTACTATTTTATGAGGTTTATCTATCGACTCTAAAGAAAGAGATACTGAATTCTTTTTTAGTTTTACATAATCTGAATCATTTTCTATAGTAAAATCTCTTCTTATTATCTCTGATCCTGATTTATTTTGGACTCCTAAAGTTAAAAATTTAGGTTTTTTTGATTTGAATTTTTTAAAGAAAGCAACATCCCATTCTATATCAAGAGAAAATTTATTTACTATGAATTGTTCTTCCCAATTTATAGGATTTGGCGGTTCATTTACTTTAAGAGTGTACTGTTGTATTCTACAGTTTTTAAAATCAAACCCTCCATAGACTTCATAATCATGTAAAGTTCTACTATCTCCTAAACCATAAATACCCATATCTATTCCATGATCTTCTTGCCCAAACAATTGCCTTGTTTTGTTTCTAGCATATATGTCTCTTTCTCCAGATGTTTTTTTAGTCTCGCTTTCTATTCCATGATCATCCCAGTGTTTTACACGATAGTTTCTTGTGTATTCGTGCCACATAACCATTCTGTGTGGACTAAAGAAGTCATACCCTTTAGTAAAAGCTCTTACACTTAATGTAGTTTCTTCTGTGTACCCTCCAAAGTATATGTCTGGGTCATAAGGAACTTCTTCTATGAATTTACCTGTTGTAAAATAGAAATGTCCACTAATAGTCCTAGCTCTTATTACTTTTGTTCTTTCTTTATAATCTTGAATGTACCAAGGCATGCTCATGAGTAACTTATCAGCGGAAAACTCATACTGAGACATTAGGCATGGAGTAGGATCGTATTTACAAGAACAGTCTTTTGGGTTGAATGGGGTACAGTATGTAGTTATAATAGGCTTTTCAGAAACCTCTAAAGCCTGTGCATAATCTTCCAAAACAATGGAGTCCCAGTCTTGTACAAATCTATGATGACTGTCTATCTGTAAAGTAAATTCCTCTCCATCATAAAGTCTATTAGTTATATTCCTTGCCCAACCTAATCCCTGACTTTCTGAATAGTGATGTTTGCTTATACTAAAATTGTGCATGCCATCAAACACTGTTATGTCTTCCGTTTCATCGTACTGCCAGCAAATTCCAAAAGTTAAATTTTCTGGGTTCTTTGCCTTGGTTATCATGTCGTCTATAGTGGGAATGAGCTCAGGATCTCTATAACTAGCTACCTGAACAAATATTTTGTTCTTTTTCATAAACTGAATTTGTACCAAAAATAAGAAAATTTTTTAAAAGAGAAAAAACAATAATTTAAACATTAAAGGCAAACTGCTTCGGCACAAAATCCTCCAGAACAATTACTCTCACACTCTGCTAATGAAGTGTAAATGATAAAATCTTGAGAACACTGGTAGCAGGTTATAGTAGGCTCAGGAGTAGGAGTGGGTGTCGGAGTATCAGGTACAGCTGTAGGGGTAGGTGTCGGAGTATCAGGTACAGCTGTAGGGGTAGGTGTCGGAGTTGGTGTTATAGTCGGTGTAGGAGTTGGAGTGTTAGGTACAGCTGTAGGAGTTGGAGTAGGTGTTACCGTAGGAGCTGGGGTTGGGGTAGGTGTTGTGCTACAAACGGCCCCTTGTACGATAGCTATACAATCTGAGCTTCCTCCGCTACACTCTACTCCGTCAAAACTAAAACTTCCTTCTATTGCGCATATATTATAACTCTGTATGCCATTTCCAGTAGCAGTGAACGATTGTGGATTTCCTGAACAGTCATTATAGAAAATAGTCTTAGAAACCGTATAATAGTTAGTTACCTCATAAGTATAACATCCAGCTACCGTTGCAGTTGGTGTCGGAGTTATAGTCGGAGTAGGAGTTGGGGTATTAGGTACAGATGTAGCTGTTGGTGTAGGTGTAGATGTTATGGTAGGGGTTGGTGTTGGAGTATTAGGTACAGGAGTTGGAGTAGGTGTTGTATTACAAGTAGCTCCTTGAACAACTGATATACAATCACTACTACTGTTATCACAGAAGATACCGTCAAAAGTTATAGTACCTTCTATAGCGCATATATTATATGTTTGCAAACCATTAGCCGCTGTTGTTACTGATTGTGGATTTCCAGAACAGTCATTGTAGTATACAATCTTTTGAGTAGTATAATAGTTGGTTATTTCATAGGTATAACAGCCTGCTATAGTTGCAGTAGGTGTTGGAGTAATTGTTGGGGTAGTAGTAGGCGTAGGAGTTGGGGTATTAGGTACAGATGTAGCTGTTGGTGTAGGTGTAGATGTTATGGTAGGGGTTGGTGTTGGAGTTGGAGTCGGAGTTCCTGTACAAGAAGATCCTTTTACTATAGCTAAGCAATCTGTAGAACCTCCATTACAGTCTGTTTCAAAATGGGTAACAGTGCCTTCTATAGCGCAAATATAAGACTGCAGTCCGTTTCCGGGAGCCGATACGGTTTGTGGATCGTTATTGCAATCGTTGTAGTATACAGTTTTATTTGTTGTATAATAGTTAGTTATTTCAAAAGTAAAGCATCCAGCAGGGGTTGGTGTAGGAGTTACAGTTGGAGTTCCAGTTGGTGTAGGAGTTACAGTTGGAGTGTTAGTTATAGTAGGAGTAGGAGTTGGTGTTAAAGTTATAGTAGGAGTAGGAGTTGGTGTTAAAGTTATAGTAGGAGTAGGAGTAGGGGTATCGGTTATAGTTGGAGTAGGAGTAGGGGTATCGGTTATAGTTGGAGTAGGAGTTGGTGTATTAGTTATAGTTGGAGTAGGCGTTGGTGTATTAGTTATAGTTGGTGTTGGTGTTATAGTCGGAGTAGCTGTTGGTGTTGGTGTTATAGTCGGAGTAGCTGTTGGAGTGTTAGTTATAGTAGGAGTAGGAGTTATAGTAGGAGTAGGAGTTGGTGTAAAGGTTGGCGCTCCAGTATTAGTAGGAGTAGGGGTAGGCGTAGCCGTACCTGTAGGGGTAGGCGTTGGTGTTATAGTAGGAGTAGGGGTTATAGTAGGAGTAGGGGTTATAGTAGGCGTAGCTGTAGGCGTAGCTGTAGGAGTAGGAGTAGGGGTATCGGTTATAGTTGGAGTAGGAGTTGGTGTATTAGTTACAGTAGGTGTTGGTGTCGGTGTAACAGTAGGAGTGGACGTTGGAGTACCAGTAGGTGTAGGGGTAGGTGTAGCGGTTACTGTCGGTGTAGGAGTAGCCGTTGGCATTAAGAATGTTGGAGTAGGTGTAGGAGTAGGAGTTGCTGTAGGAGCAGGAGTAGGTGTAAATGTAGGTGTTGGAGTCGCTGTAGGGCCAGGAGTAGGTGTAGGAGTTGGTGTAGGAGTTGGTCCTGGTACGGTTACATCTTTAACATACAGAATAAACCCACATAAAGCTTTTTCAACATTTACGGTTATTTTTGCAAAATTTGAGTTTAAAACACAAGAACTTCCTGTAGGAGTAGCAGACACTCTGTAATCGGTTGTATAAACTCCAGGAACCGCTCCTGTAAAAGTTACTGTTCCGTTTCCTACTACAGTAAACTTAGATGCATCAGACCCAGATAACAATATAGATCCTGTTCCAAAAGTACCTCCCCTAGCATTGTCGTTAGCTAAAGGATTAAAATTATATGGAGATTGAGAAGGTCTTATTGTGTATGTATCATCCTTTGCATAAGGAGGGAGTGGAAATATGCTTTGATAGCCTTGATTAGTCACCACTATCATTCCTTGCTCATAAAATATATTACCTACATGAGTATAGGGAGATGTAGCCAAATCGTACACATTTCCTTTTCCATCGTCCTGTAGATTCATAAAGGACGTAGAAATATTAAAAGAAAGATCTTTTACAGCAAATCCGTAAACATCTTTTGAAATAGATAGAACTTTTATTTGAGCTCCTGAACCTGATGGGAAATCTTTTATCATATACCCAACAGGAGTATAATCAAAATAGGAACCTGAGAGTCTGTATATAGATGCGCTCTCGTAGTAATTAGACTCTAAAAGCAATGAGCTGTCTAAGAGAGATCCTGAAAAGGATTGATAATACAGATGGTTTACTGAATCATAAACCAATCTATCGTATTCGTTATTTGTTTTTACATCATTATTGTAATCAAATATACTAGAAGTTTTCACTCCATTATACACTCTTATACCATAAGACTCTAGATCGCAAACACTTATACTCCACTCCTTATTAGCGACATAAGGAGTACTTACTACATCTGACTTATATAAACGTTTGTATGCCGACATATTTAGTCATAACGAATTTTAAAATTCTAATTTGACTCTACATGTTATTTGCTTAGTGAAATCTTTTGGCAATGGTTTGCTGAGTTTTGCAACCGCTAAAAGCTCATTAGCATCATTGTACAGTCCTATAGTAGTTGGAAACACCTGAGGGCTGTCTATCAATGTCGGATACAATATGTTACCGTTATTGTCAATAATTGATGGATTAGTTGTATAATTTAACTGGGAGCTCTTTGCATTTACAAAGAAGTATCTAGATGCTAAGGTTTCTTCACTATTTGCTTTAAAAGACTGGCCATCAAGTATAGTCTTAAACAATCTAAAATTATTTATACTGTACCCAGCGGTGTATGCAGTGGCTGCTGTTTGATCTATGGTTAAACCTAATCCTTTGTTTGCGCCGTAAGTAAGAGCCAAAGCTCTTGGATTCAAAATAAATACTCCCATATCAGGGAAGAAAAATCCATAGGAACCACTTACTGTTTGTACAGATGAATCATCGTAGCTACTTCCATTAGATCCACTAACTATGTTATAATATCTGTTCCCAGCTATATAGTTAACAGTAGAAGAGTCTTTACTATCGTCAGTTAACGTGATTGCGTTACCTCCATTTGACAATACTAAATTCCAGGTTCCTGTGTTTATTTCTTCTTTGTACCTTGATCTGTTTATGGATATAGCAAAGATATCAATAGACACGCCATTGTTTCCTCCAAAATTAAAAGACGATCCCTCGTCACCGTAAACTATATTTCTAAACTGTCCGTAAATGTCTCTAGTAGGGGATTTTTCATTTACTAAGTTGTTAAACAAGGCAGATCCACTACCGTATATATTACCGTATGCTATTGCAAACTGTACTTCCGATCCTACAGATCCTACTGAAGAATTGTAGACATTCAAATAGAATTTTCCACTATCACTAGCTTCTTGTACGCTAGACGTAAAGAAGGTGGTCAAGTTGTATAAATTATTTGTCCACAAGCCTGCTGTAATAGCTTCCGTGCTTATTACGCTATCGTCTTCTTGAAAAGGTATAAATGACATCTTATATGTTATTTGTTTTTAGTCACTGTTAATGGAACTGATATTCTTGCTCCGGAATCTCTACCTACTATTGTAATAGTAGTACTTAGTTGAGTAGCTGTTGATCCAAAAAGCGTGTCTATTCCTGTTCCTACTAGAGTGAATGAAGTTCCTATGGCTGTTTTACTAATAGCTGTGCCAGTAGTGGTGCTAAGATCTGATATTCCTAAATTGTTTACGTCTATTCCTATACCGGTAAATGTAGATAGGAGTCTAGCATCTCCTACTGTAACTACATATCCGCTAGGTTCAAACGTTGAAACGGCGCCTAAATAGTTAAGAGTTTGAGGATTTATAACATAAGACTCATTTTGTTTAATAGATATGGCGTTAGACGAGCCCTTTCCAACAACAACTACCGGTAATTTGCTTGTACCTCTAGGGAGAGTCACAAGCTTGTATTTCATTATCTGAGTTTCGTCTGGGAAGGCTTCTAATAGCGGCATATTTTCTATAGCCTGTCCATAGAATGCAGAACCAGACGGATGGTCTGGGTTATACAAGGTGTAATCCACCTCGTCATCTGCCATGGCAAATTGTGTAATCTGGAAAGAGCCGTCATTTCTTGCCAAAAGCTCTCTTCCTTTTTTTGTTAAAATAGCGTCTACTGTGACTACTACATTATTTAAATATCCCATTTCTCAAATTTGTATATATAAATATGGTGCTTTAATGTTTTAAGGTTATGCTATAACTAATACTTTAGATAGAACTGTATCTTTCAAAGGTCCTATAATTTGTCCTATGTTCTTATTTATAGTTCCCTCCAAGTTATGAGGCAAAATTAAGGCATTTGAAGATAAACCAGCTCTTTTTTTGAAATCTAACATTATAACGGTTTCGTCAGGCAGTTTCCTGAAGAAGGCAAAGGTTGCAGGGTCTATTAGGTTTGAATTGTAAGTTCTATCCAATCTTATAGACAAAGGCCTTGTAGCAGTCCTCTGCGTTCCTATGTTTTCAATAAGGGGGTCTACCACTTCTGTTATATAAAAGTACTCTGGTTTAACAGAGTAAAACCTAGTAAACCTTACTATGTCATTTTTTTGAAACGTAAATGGAACGTCTACGGGGGAGTATAGGTTTGCTACAGAATTTGGATTACTTATATCTTGTGGCTCAAATATAGAACTTGAGTACAAAAGGGAAGCTTCCGAACTAAAAACCAAAGTTTGATTGTCGGGATCAGTTGTAAATAAGGCCGGGGACTGTGATATTGTTTTAGTGGACAGTATGGTTACATCAGCTATCTTTTTGTCATATACCTCAAAATAGTTTTTAGAAGAGTCTCCGGTAGCCACTTCAAAGTATATATCTGAACTCCTTCTAAAAAAGCTTGTTACTTCTGCAAAGTAAAATCTTACTCTTATTTTATCATTTTGATTCAATTTTACATCTTTATCGAAAAGTTGACATCTTCCTTCATAAAAAGGAGTTATAGTCTTGCCGTTATAAGTTCCTCCCGTAGTGTCTCCGGAAAAGTATATAAAACTATTACTTTCATCTATTAATGCACGAGTAGTTCCTGTTCTCTCTCTACCTCCTAAAGGTATTGGAATATTAGTGGCAGAGAACCTCGTAAATCCGTAAGGAACTACATTAGCCGGATTTGAAGTGTCTAAATACTCCCACGTAGATGCGCCACTCTTTTGAACTTCAAGTATAGCTATAATTTTTACAACAGAAGGACCTTTTTCATTAGACCTTTCTCCCGCTGTTTCTGGATTTCTGGCTCTTACTTTTACAGGGATGTCTATATTTACTGTATAGGTAGAACTTCTGGGGGCTAGATAGTAAGAATAGTTTTCAGAGCCTGCTTTAACTTCGTTTATAGTACCAGCTTGATTCAAAGATATATAACCTCCACTATTAGTCGTTGTGTCTACGGGTAAGAACCAGTCTATAGCATAATAACTTGCAGGATCAGTATTTGTTTTAAAATCTATAAATGCTAATTCTCCAAAAGTAAACGCTATTTTTCTTATGTTATTTTGGTAATCTTTATAATTACCACTTAACCAAGATCTTAAAGGCATATGATTATAAGGCCAAGCATCACTGCTTATCTTACTTAAAGACATAGCCCTATTATTAGGATCGGATAGCCCTTTTAACGTAAATGTATAACCTGTACCGCTATTGCTAGAAAACTCAGCATTTGTGTTTCCTACTGTCTGCCATACGGATGCGGTAGTGTTTACAGCTTTTAGACCAAATCTATTTTCTACTGATTCGTTAGGGATTATATATGAGAAAACTAAATTTTCATCAGTTTCTCTAAACATAATTGGGGCGTATCTAAACCCACCTTCAAATATAGTCTTAGGACCGTCTAATGTAGCTTGGTTAGTTGGATTGTATCTATCAAACAAGGACACATATGCAATATCTCCTTTTTTGTATGTATTTTGTACTTCAAATAAGTTATTATTATTAGCAGATAATTCAACTACAGATCCTGTATTGTCTATTAAATACTTTATGTTTACAGTGGTCTTGTCGTAGAAGTTCAGATTCGTACTGTTTATACTATTTGCAAAAGCAAATTTACTAACTGTATAGTCTATAGCTGCTGTTTTTCCATAGGAGGTGTCTCCTTTCCAATCTATTTCTTCCAATCCTACATTAAAAAAAGATGCGCTAGTATAGACATTATACTTTGCACTAGTTACTTTGGACCCATCAAATCTTACCCTTGTGAATTTAGGATCTGTCTGCAAATCATCATGCATCTCAACAGGCTCTAAAACTCCGGTTTGATTCATGTTAATCTTTCTATATACATTAGAAACAAGTCCCCCAGACACATTATTAATTAATGTATTATAGTCACTACGTTCAAAAGCTGCTCTGTCTATGGTACTCATAAATAAGGGTTCCTATTTTTTATTTCGAAATCAGCATACACATTTATTACAGACCCAGAAAGTTCTCCTAAATAAAAATCTCTACCATCTTCATATCCACTTACATAAATACTGTTTGCCTCAATTTCTCCGCTCTGTATTTCTCCTTCAACATAACTATAGTTTTCAGAAACATCGGAGTCCGCTCTTTTTGCCTTAGGTCTTTCTAGTATTGGGGACTTTATTATTAAACCTGTCTGTACATTAGATCTTGCTGGGATAAAATCCTTTATCATTTTAAAAAGAGAGTTGTCAAAGAACTGTATAAGTCTTACAAAATCTTTAATATTATATTCCCTGAAATATCCGGAAGCTGAGTAGTAGTTGCGATTAAACTCTACTAAACTTGGATAACTTGCCTTTTGATCATCCCTAGGATCTCCTATATATTTATCTATATTAAAAGAACTGCTATATAAAGAAATTATCTGATCGTTTATTTCATTTTGAGGAGAAAATCCAGCCTCTATAAAATGAACGTCTCTAGTGAACTCATCAGTAGGATTCTCTTCTAATCTTAGAAAAGGAGATAAAACACTACCGGTTATTGTATTGTTTACTATCCTAACTTTATTGATTACGGGAGCGGAGTATACTGCATTTAATTCTGTTAACTTGTCTGATCCTCCAAATTCATTTACTGTTAATATTGACCCGGTAATTCCAAAAGTTGTTATTAAAGCTTTAAGACCTCTACTAGTTCCTCTTGACTTTAGAAGGTATGGTAGATTATGGTAAACCCTTTTTAAAATTTCTTTCTGTATATCCTGTCCTGCTACAGTGTATTGAGAAGCGCTTACCATAGTATTTAAAGAAGAACCTGTAGGCATAAAACTGCCTGATACGGAGCTTCCTATTAAATACTCAAATATATTCTCATTACTCTTTGAGTTATATAGCTTTATGCCTAAAGAAGATAGTGCATAATAGACTAGATCTTTTGATATTCCTCTGTGTAAATTATTATAACTTTTCCACTGATCAGTTATAGCTTTCTCAAACAGCCATATGTTATCAAAATGCTGACCTACCATATTTAAAAACAAAGAATACCCATCATTAACAGGGTCTATTGTTATGTATTCTGGTATGGTATATATTAAATTATTTTGATTTTCTAAATCATATGCGGATGATGTATATAATTGTCCTCCATACAGATTAGAAGATGCATCGTCACTTCCTAACCAGTTTACAACTTGAGAAGATATTGAGTTATATAAAGGATATGGCTTTACTGATCCTGACTTAGGCCAAGCAGTTGATTCTGATGCATAATATAGATAGTTCTCATAGCCGTCAAAATTTCTTACAATACTGTCTACTTTTAATTGTAAAGATTGTATGCTTGCGCTAGAGTTAAAAGATGTATTAAAGTTAGTTGTGGATCTTATTGAAGCTATATCGGTTTGGTAAGACTCTATTAACTGTATTTTATATCTAAAATTTAACAGTCTTTCTTTGGCCGATGAAAAATGTATAAAATTATTGTAGTCACTATAGTCTACATTTATATCAATTCCTTTCTTATTTAAAGCATTTAATAATTCTCTGTAAGCTGTTGTAGACTGGTTTGATAGTAACTCTTCGGTGTTTACATACTCAGAAGGTTTTACAGAGCTTTGATCTACATCTATATCAAAATTAGCCGATTTTAAAAAAGGAATCACTTCCTGTATTGGTGTGGGAGCTACCTCAACTTCGTAGGAAATAGCTTCTGATAGCTCTTCTACAAACCAAAAAGAAGATTTTAGATCAAACTCTATAGGAAGAGGTTGATACAATTTTATCAATATAGAATATGGATCAGTGTTTTTGTCTAGAGCTATATTTACTCCATTGACAAACTTATTATCTCCAAAATTTAATAAGAAATCTTTAAAGTACTGTGAGTTCTGTATTTCATAAAGAAAGTTTACAACTCCATCTTCTATAGTTAAATCTGAAAAATCATTCGTAGAAATTCTAAGTTCTTTTCTATCGTTAGATATTTCTTTTATGAAAAAAGACTTCTGATTTATGTTTACTATCTTCTTTCTGAATACGTTAAATTGTACTATGTAAGTACCAAAAGTAAATCCTAAATCTTCAATTACGGTCTCAGGGAAAAACTGTAGTTCTTGTGTATATGTTTCCGTACCTGCTTGTAAGTCAGTTGCAGGAATTCTATACCCAGTGTAATTATATTCAGAAAATAATAAAGAATTCCCCTTTGTATAAACATGATATTCTACGTAATCTTCAGGAAGACCAAATTGTCTTATATAATCCCTAGATGATATTAGAGAACTATCTATAGTATCATATTTAGCTAAACTTTCATTTATCTTTTGTACGGAAACTATCATTATCTATTAGGGGTTGTTAAAGTCACTATTTGATTTTTTAGAGACACGTTCTCTTCTCTTAGGTTTCTTATCTCCTCTTCTAAATTTTCAAAATCTATACCTATATAATCACCGCTTCTTTTTACAATCTCTAAATGAGAATTTACCGATCCGCTAGGAGGTATATCATAAAAAAGAGTGTCGTAGTCATTAAACAACTGAGCAACGGTACTAGCCCCTGTTATGTCATCCTCTGCTGGGTTTCCATCCTGCGGTACTAGTTGTTTAAAAGAAACATCTACTACATTTGTAAATGTATTCTTACCGTATATTTTTCTTTTTATATCGACTGCTTCAGCCATTATTCAGTTACTTTAAAAAAGTATTGATCATCAAAAATTAATGTAGAACCGCTTATTATTGTTTTAATAAGAATTTTATAATACCTCTCAGGCTCTAATCCATACATGTATACATCAAAATAATTACCTTGTAAATCTGCACTTATTTTAGTAAAATTATTATCAAAATCAACTACTGTAACGTCACCTTTTACATCTTTTATTGAATAATAAGAACTTGAAGGTATATATTTTTGTGTATTATATATTGAAGAGGTAGCATAAGTTCTAACTGGAAACTGATCTCTTACGTTCAATCGGAACCTATGTACTTCGTATTGATTAAACTCTCCCTTATTATTAGCTAAAGAAACTCTAATATCTTGAGAAGAAACTCCTGTTATATTAGATCCTGATATTAAGTATCTAGAATCATCCCATTTAAATTCTAATACAGGGGGGTATATAGTGTTTGTATCTCTTCCAAAATAACAAAGCTTAAATACGTAATTAGGATCAAACTCTAAAGATCCTGATAATTTTAAAATGAATCCTTGATTACTTATAGAAGATGATAGCATAGCTCTAACAGCAGGAGATACGTCTACGTTTATATCTTTATTTACATACACTCCAAAAGACTGTAAAAACTCGTACCCCGTGTACCAAGTACCTCCCCCCTTATTTGGTGGAGTGAATGAAGCAGTGACTCCTGGGGAAAAGCTTGAGGTTCGCCATGCAGAGGACCCGCTTGGTCCCATAAATTTCCAACTGGCCCCATCTGTTGGAATAGGAGAATCTCCAAACTTGCCAGTTCCCATATCCCAAGATCCGGAAATTGCAAAAACTTGAACTGTAAAATCAGAGGGAAGTCCAGTAGCATCTGCTAAATATATTTTTAAACTACTACTAAAGGACGCTGTTCTAATATAGTTAGTAATTACATCAGACATATCTGTGTCTGAAAACTTTATCAAAGACCTTGCTGCACTGGATTGTGTTTCGTAGAGGAGGCTATTATTCTTAGTCATCTCTAATATTGGATCTAAACCAGTATTGAGTGTCTGATAGTCAGAGTATAATGTTGTGTCTTTCTCAGCGAATATTTTATATACTGCCATTTTTTATTTCTTAATAAGTTAATACTCTTCCGTATATGTCTGAATTAGGGTATCTAACTTCGAATATAGATGGGTCTAAACTTGGGTATATTATATTATTTTTAGTTGCTCCTTTAATATCGTACCCGTATTGAGAATATCCATTAGCTACTCCATACTTATTTACCACTTCTATTTTTACAACACTCTGAACGCCTTTTATATTTCCACAACTTAGTACGTTATACAAGTCTGATAAAAGTATAGGCTGATTTATTTGCCACTTATCTATGTTAAAATAGTCCCTTAAAGAACTTAAACAATCATTTAAAACTTCTCTGCTATTATAGGCAGGTAATACTATAATATCAAAATTTATACCTATGTTAATATAGTAAGCATTTTTAATATTTATAGCATCTGTTAATATCTTATATTGAGATATGTAAGTCTTTAGGTTTTCTTTTACTGCTGGAGATGCTTCTGTTAATCTTTTATTAGCATCGTAAGAAAGTACATACATACTCAACTCTAAAGGATTGTCTTCTATAAAATCGGTTGCACTGTCTATTTCTTTTAAGGATAAGTCCTGTGTTACATAAGCTTTTGATATGCTACCATATTTAGGAGGCAGACTTAGAGCTCTTATTATATGATCCTCTTTTGTTACGTTTCTTAACTGTGTAGGGAATGATGCTATAGTTCTCTGTCTTATATCTTCTACACTATCTCCTTCACCTCCTCCAGAAGAAGGCAACTCATTGTTAAAAGACAAAGTCCTTCGTATATAGGAAAGCAATCCTTGATTTAAACTTGTAGGATTTAAAGACACAGGAGTAGAGGTAACCTCATATATCTGGGAAATATCATTAGACGGGACGTTTGTTTGTGCCCCTCCTCCTATCATATATCTTACTGTTAATGTTGTGTTACTCGGTGCTAATCCATATTCTTTAGTGTAGATAAAGTTAGATGGATCATAAGCTGTAAACATCCTATCTACAGAAGTTGGATTTCCTATACCCACATTATTAGGGTTTGGTATAATAGTAGAATCATTAGAGCTTACTATTCCTGATCCAAATTCTAATACTAATTCATTTTTTTCATTATATCTAGATACAAATCTTCTATTTACTGTTATAAGTTTTAGTAAATAAGGTGCTGAATTATTATATTGAGATAGTGTTGGATCATTAGCTGCATTATTTAAAACATCTTGAAATATAGTATTTTGAGCTAAGTAGGGAACTTCATACCATTTATTACCATCACTATCTATTACGTCAAGTATCTGAATTATATTTGTATCTGGTAAAGTTACTGTGTCAAATTTTACAGCTTGTCCAAAAGTAAAATCTTGAGATTTTATAGTACCTGCTATAGCTTTTACTTTCTTCTTTAATAGGTAATATTCAGGCTGATTAGTGGTATTGTTTATTTGAAAAACGCTTACTTCTGTAGGATCTGCTGATGATGAGAAGCTAAAATCTACCGAATCTTGTGTTACAAAAACAGTATCAGAATTAGTAGAAGATTTTATTTTTGCTTCTTTATCAACAACTAAACAATATGAGTAGTCTGGGTTAGCTATATTAGACGCTATTATAGCAGGCACTTGTTGAAATACACTGAGTTCGGCTATAGCGGTGCTTACTACTTTAGGCCTGTAACCTAAAGAGTATGCCATGGATATTAAATTTTGTTTATCTTGGGCGTACAGGAGTAAATTTTCTTGGGTCTGTTTATCCACATAAAAAGACAGAACATCTCCAACATAGGATGCCATTTCAATAAACATATTTCCAGGAGTAGCCTCTGTAAAGTCGTTATAAACCTCAGGAAAATAGTTTTTGGCATACTCTATGAGAGATTCTTTAAAACTGCTAAAGTCTTTGTTAATATATTTTATGTCTCTCTGTGCCATTAGGTTATTTGTATTAATATAGAGTCAGCATTATTATTTATCGAATAATTAAGCTTTATGTTTAAAAGATTTCTATCATAATCAGGAGAAAAGTCTAAAGCATTAACTGTTATCATAGGAAAATAAATTCCAAGATTGCTTAGTAAAATGTCTCTTGCATCCGTAAAATCAGAAAGTTGATCGAAAAGAAGCTTTCTTAAATCAGCTCCAAACTCAGGATTAAACACCCTCTCTCCTTTATTGGTAAGCAGGTAGTTTGTCAAGTTACTTTTTATCTGATCTTTTGTTGTGTAGTTAGTAGTGAATACGTTAAAATCGTTGAATGGTAATCTTATACCTATCCCCCTATTAGGGTTCCTATCGGAAGCAGTCGTTGTATATGTTACCCTTCTCCTCATGTTATCCTACTCTATTTTTAAGTTCTTTCCAAGCTATTGAGTCTTTTTTCATGAAAGGTATAGGTGCGTCTATGTTTGGCAAAGCCCCATTTGTAGACATTTGCATTGCCGCCTCTTCAGACATTCTAGGTATCTGCGCTGGTCTTTGGAAATCCGAACCTACTGCTTCTCTAAGCTTTGCCTTAAATTCATCAGGAGATTGTATTACTTGCTGGGTTGATACGCCCCTTCCTTCTTTTATAGACTTGGCTAAAAGCATTTTAACTTCTTTTAAGTCTTTTTTGAAAGAAGTCTCCATTTCTTCCTTAATTGCTTCTTTTACAGCAGATTTTACAGCCTCTTTCATAAGCTCCTTAAAGAGGATTAATTCATCTTGTGTCATATTAATAAATATTTAAGTGGGGAATTTATGTTTGGTTTAAAATAGCCTTTATCTCATCTAATAATTGTTCTGAGGTAGAAAAGTAACTGGGAGCCGTTTGTGCCTTTATCATTCCGGAACTTTTATCGTAAGCACGTCCTATTATTTGCTTACTATCGTATTTTTCTACCTTAAGTATATACTGGTTTAGGTTTTGGTCGGTAAAATCCTCGGAATCCGTTTTTTCTCCTGGGACTCCAAATAGTTCGTCAGCAAGCATTTCCTCTGCTGTATTTTCATCTATGAAGCTGCCTTTGTTGGCTTCGTCATCTATTTTTATGGAAACTTGTAAATTTCTGAATCTTTCTATTAGCCTAGTTACAACTTCTTTATTTTGGGCTAATTCCCTACCTATTACCTTTAGATACTCTTTTACTATTTCTTTTAAAAATATAAGTTTTATCCCTTTTTTTAAAACCACAAAAATAGGTCCGCTAACAGGGTTGGCAGATAATATTAATTCTTGAACGTCTAATATTGTCTTAAAAGTTTCTATTGCGTCTCTTATTGTTGATAAAGAGCTTATAGTGGTTCTAAGAATGGTCAGAGTGTTTTGTATTGATGCTATTTTTGTTTCTACAGACGCCTTTATCTCTGTTGCTTTTTGAAGATCAGCTCTAGTTACAGTTATCACTAAGGTATTGCCTTGAAGGGTAACTCGGCCTTTAGAGTCTACTTTTTTAACAGAATCTTTTACTAGCTGATCTACCTTCTTTTCTACATTTAGAATTAATGAATTTATTTTATTTAATGTCTTTGTTATGACAAAGCCAAAAGGATCTTGAACAGCTCCGCTTACATCATCTACTATTCCCGTTACTCTATCTTGAGCTTCCTGTGCTTTTTGTCTAGCCGCATTGGCTTTTTCTCTAGCAACGTTTATAGTATCGTCTACTTTCTTAGTGGCCCCTTCTGTTATGGAGCTTACTTTAGAGTCTATATTTGAAGTGCTTAGAGCCATTATATTGTTTTAGATATTTTAGACCTTATTGGAGAGTCCTGCTGAGTATATTTTGTTTTATAAAATCCTAGTTTACCTTTTAAAGTAGCAGCAGCAACATTTATATTTGGAATACCGGAAACCCCTACTCCTAGAGCATTAGATTTAGATAAACTAGCAGAAAAAGCATCTAAAGCGCCTATGATATCTGTTATAAAAGCTATAACAGATTCTGCTTTTGCTATAGGCTCATTAAATCCATTTTCCGGCAGTCCTAGTTGTATGCTTGGGGCATTTATTACAAACTTATTATCTTGATTTGTAGAACCTCGTAATCCTATATCAAAGTGAACAGATTCCACAGCTGATATTCCAACTGTCTTTTTGGACAATACAAAAACAGAATCATCCTTACTGTTAAGAATTACTCTATCAGAATTAAGGATTACTGTGTCCTTCTCAAAGTTATTAAAGTCTATGAATCCCATTATTTAAAAAAGAGTGTCTACAAATCTTTTAAAAGATGCCACTGTTATTTTAAGTCCTTTATTTATTAAAGGATTTGATAACCCTATTTCAACAGCTCTATCGTCACTAATCTCACTACCTAATACAAAACTATCAGGTTTTACTATCTTACCTTTACTAGCCAAAATAGGATAAAATATTCCTGCGTAAAGAGAATATCTATCTGCATTCATAAATTGACTCTTGTTACAAGCAAAATATTTTTTCATTAATCCAACTTGATACTCATAAGAAGTTCCTAATATTTGATCTAAAGAGCTTAATCCAATACATTTTAGGGCAGGCTTAGTAAATTGTATCAACCCCACAGCAGCAAGTGAATATCCGGGAGTTGGTACGGTTCTGTATTTTTTTCCAGGACCTTTATTATCTTTATTTTTTCTGTATAAAACCGCTTTTTCGTAAAGACCAGTACTTTCCATTCTTATAAAAGTAAGTAAGTCTTTATAATTAATATTGTATTGAGTAGCTAAATCTTTTATTAGGTTTTTAAACTTTGCATTACCTCCGGTACTGACAGTATTATTTTTTGAAACTTCTTCGTCTTTTGATATAGCGGAGGCGGTATCAACTTCTCCTGATGTTCCTAGTGCTACTGGTACTTCTTCAAAATTTAATCCTATAACCAAAAGATCTTCTCTTTCTGGCAACTGTTCTTCATCTGTTTCTACTATTGATTGCATACTAGCGGATACTGGTGTAGAAACTACTTTTTGTTCCACAGGTGTGTCTTTCTCTATAGGCTTCTGATCTTCTTGTTTTAAGGATTCTTGAGGTTGCGCTTTAGGTTGTTGATCAGTTACTACCATGTTGTTTTTATCTGGTATGGTAACAGTTGTATTGTATGAATCAAAGTTAGCAGATGCCGGCTGAAAACTAACATTGTGCCCTGACATCATCATTAGGGTAGATCCGTCATCGTTTATACTTTCGAATCTTGCTGATGCATCTGCTGTTTTAGCTTGGTTATTGGATATAACAAATATAGGATTATTTTTTTTAGCTACCCAAGGAGTTCTAAATCCTTCCATATTAGAGCCAAATCTAATAGAATTTCCTCTCCTACCTTCTATCGTTATATCTCCGGGAGCTTTTATTAATCTTTTTATTTCACCAGATGGGTTGTACTTACCAGTAACGTACTTTTCATTTGGATTTAACTTTAAATATGACTCATCAGGAGCTGCGTTTTCTTCAGGAGCGTTAAATAATGATACAATATCAGTATAATACACTTCTGGCTTATAGTTGTCGAAGCTGTTTTGAGCTTGTTTGCTTACAAATACTTTTAAAACCACTATCTCGTTTACTAGTGGGTATCTAGTTATGTTACTGCTTATTGGTCTAGCTATTACGGGATCGGATTCAGGATTATTAAAATTTATAAATGGCCTACACTCAATGGTTCCTATTGCCTTCCATCCTCCTAAATTAGTAAACTTCTCTTTATTGCTATCATCAAGAAGGACATAGCTTACCCTAGCCATTACTAAATCGAAAGTAGACTTCTTACTAGCAAAATCTACTGCCGCATTCATTGATGACCCTAAAGAAAACGATATTACGTTTGGACTTGACATTAAGCTGTTGGCATATTTTGATTTGTTATTGCCTTTTTCTCCGCAACAGTTTCTTGGGCTAACCTTAACAATTCCTCTTTCTCACTATCAGGTAAAAGGTAATCTCCAGTTTCTTTTCCTCTTACCATAGCCTTTTGGACTATAGCAAGCATCTTTATAAGAACATCATCGTTCTTTAGATTCAAATCCATATAGCTGGCTATCAAAGGTACCATCATTACAGCATCCCCCGTATTCTGAATCAACTCCCTTAGCTGTTCTATCATGTCAGTTATTTGTCGTTCCTTGTTGCTAGAACGATCGTAAACTTCTTTAAGTAGGTCGGAGAATTTTTTCTTACCAAACACTACTTGATCGAAATCAGACATATTTATCCTTTTTAATAAATATAATTTTCGTCAGTTTCCAGTTCTCCTTCTAGGTACAAAACTGTAAGCTGCTTTTTATATTCAGATTTTAAAATTTTTATGACTTTTGTGACATTAGCCGTATTCTGGCCAGTTATCTCCCTTACGTACAGGTAAAAGTGTTGTTTATTAAAGACTTCTAAATTTTCCCTTCTTCTAAATATTTGTAATACTGCGTATGCAATTGACTTGTCAATCTCCAAAGAAAAGAGATTATCTATGTTCTCGTCAATGTATTTAACGTAGGAATCTATAAAGGTAGACAGGTCTACATTATCGTTTTCTCTTATCAACTCCGTGTAAACTTTCTTATCCTCATCTACCTCTTCCATATCCCCCCTTATCTTCATTTGCTTATAATTATTTTCATTATAAACAATTAAGTACCTTTTTGCTATAGTACCAAAATAAGAGAATGCCTTGCCTTTGTCTGGATTGTAATGATGTAGTTTGTCTAATAAAAAAGTCACAACCTCATGTTTTAGGTCTTCTACATTAGTCATTTCTGTGTAGTAAAACTTAAAGGTGTGAATTATAAACTCTGCGAGCTTGTGGAAGCTATAATCTATTTTCTGATTGAATAGCCTATTTCTTTCTTCTCGATCTTCTGATTTTAAGTAAGCTACTATAGCATCTTCGGTGTCTTTAGTAAAATACTCTCTAGATTTCTTTTGTTTCCTTTTTCTTAACTTACCTGATTTCGTATAAATTTCTGGGTCTAAATAGACCGCTTCCTTCTGGACCTTTTTCCTCGGCATCAAAGAATGTTATTTCGTTATTGAATAACATAACCTTTATTTTATTTTGTATAGTTTTTGAAATAGGCATCTAAGGTAACGATTATATTTTTTAAATTAGCAAAAAAATGTCCAGTTTCATCATCAGACTCAAAAGCTTCTAAAGAGTCAAGCTCTTTTAACTTTTTGTAAGACTGATCAGATAAGCTCTTTACGCTTTTTAAAAACTCATCTTTAGTCTGGATATCTTCTTCGTATTGTTCTACTTTCTTAAGTAAGTTATAAATCACATAACCAGATATTAACAAAAGTAAAACAAGAAAGGATAGTATGTACCACATAAGTTATTTTTTTTCTTCTGATTTTGCAGCTATCATATCAGCCTGATGTAGCACATGAGGTAGATATGTTTTTAAAGCATACTCCTCACTGTACGATATAAAGTAAGCTTTATTAGAATCTTCGTAAAGACCATCGTGAAGCTTAATGGACAAATATTCTTTTTCACTTATAACAATACCTCTCCTTTGTAAATTCATTAAAGACCTTTCAGCAACTTTCATATACTGTAGTCTTGGGTTCATCACATACATCTGCCCTTTCTTCACCATCCAAGCCTCTCCACAAGGAACATAGTAATCCTCTTCTTCAGTTCCTATTTTTCCTAGATCATGGCAGATCGCAGAAAAATACATTTCTTCTTGAGTAAAATCTAAATTAACTCCCATCTTCCTCCAAGAATCAGATACAAGCCCTATTGCCTTTACTACATTAAGAACATGTAGAACGTAGCCTCCGGCAAAAGCATTGTGATAATTAACTTTCATTGAAGCAGGAGCTACTGCCATTCTAGCTGCCCAGTCTTCATGTAACTGAAGTAATTTATCTTTTCTTTCTCCTGTTATCTTTGCTTCGATAACTTTAACAAGAACTTCATAATTTTCTTGTAACTGATCTGCTGTTAGTGTCATAACCTTTTATTTTTAAATTAGAGGCCAGAATAAGGCCTATTTAAGAACTCTTCTGCTTCACTTGATATAACATCCTCAAGTTTTTCTATCATGTCGTAAAGAGTCTCAAATTGATTTTCCATTTGATCGTGATCGCATCTATATGCACTAGACTTTACGTTAGACAGATAATTTTTTATCTGATCTATTTTGTTAAGAGCATTTGCTTTATTTACCATAATAATATTAATTTAGTTATTAGTATACTATATAAATATATTATATTAGTATATAAGTATATAAATATATTTAGTTAGTTGTTAGTTAGATATTAGTTAGCGCGGGTACCGCGTTAGCTCTGCCCCGTAAACGGGGGTATATATATAATGGAAGCCATTACAAATTTAATTTGATTTATAATACAAACCAAATTATTTTTACAAAAAATATCAACATGTTAATAGATTTTTCCAAATTAGAAAACACAGGAATTAAAAAACCTTCTTATAAAAAGAAAAAATCAGCCAAAAATATAGCAAAATCTGATAATCAGATAACATCTAAGGACATAGTTAGAGCCCTAAGATTGTTATTTCTTAATCATAAGTACTTGATTAACAATGCTTATATCTTTGATTGGGAGAGTGATTTCTTTTCTGTTACTGAAAGCGGATATGTATATGAGGTAGAAATTAAGATATCTAGAGGAGATTTCAAAGATGATTTTAATAAAACACAAAAACACATGCTTTTAGAGTCAGTAGAAGATCAAAGTAATGTAAAAAAGCCTAATAAATTCTTCTATGCAGCTCCAAAAGGATTGCTAAATACTATAGAAATTCCTAAGTATGCAGGCCTAATTGAGTTACCAAATGTAGGCGAAATGCCCGTTATTTCAAAAAATGCACCTTTTTTACATAGAGAAAATTCACTAAATTTGCTAAAAGATACACTTTTGGATAAATTCTACTACAGATATAGAGATTTTATAGTGAAAGAGGAGACAGAATATTTAAAAAATTCTTAAAAATATGGAATATACAGTAGAAAATTTTAAAGAAAATATCACTAAAATAGTGGATAATTCAGATTTTTTAGAATTAAAATCATTCACATATGACCTATTAGACTGTGTTTATGTGGATATTTGCTGTGAAAAATCACATAAAATACACAAAATTCTAGTAGAAGGATATCAAAATGAGATAAAAAACTCAATAGAAATCTTCAATCCAGAGCATAAAGTGGACATAGAAATGTTAGAAAATCTACTAAAAGAGATAGATTATTTCCTAGAGTTTACTTCCTGATTTAGAACTTCCAGAGCCGTTTAGTTGAATATTTTTGATTACAGGCTCTAAAATCTCTACTTTTTCTACTACTACAGAAACAGGCTCTTCCTGTACTAAAACAATCTCTTCTTTTTGAGGTAAATCCTCAACAGGTATAGTTCTATTTATTTTACTTTTTGAACCGTTATCAAAAATAATAGAATTTCTTTCTATATCAGAAACATTAGAAGGTGCTTTAAAAAGAGTTCCCATTTTAGAAACATCTTTACCGCTTCTTAAATTGGGATTGTTTGGGTACCTTAAACCGCTTACTTTATTTTCTAAAGACATACGTAAATTTTATATAAATATTTGAAAAATATAGTATTTATATAAAAAGTCATGGCAGCAGCTAAAGGAAAATCAAAGGGTTCAGGAAAGGATTCAGTAAAAGTAACTTTCGGAAAAAGAAAGAAAGGGGCTCACGCAAAATCTCATAACAAGCATGATAGATCAGAAAAGAACTATCGTGGACAAGGCAGATAACTTTTTTAAATGGATATACCAGGCATCATAATATTTTCTATTATGGGAATAATAACCGTTGCCGCTATATTCATTCCTTCTAAAAAAAGGAAGTAGTATATTAAAATTAAAATATGATTTCATTAAGAGAGGCGACAGGCGAAAAGCATAAGATTGCTGAAAGCATGTTGTTTAATCAAAGGCTGGTTAAAGGAGATCTTTCAAAAGATGAATACATAGCGCATCTAACACAGCAATTAGCAATATTCGATACTATTGAAGTTCGTGAATTACCTCACCCATCTTTGAAACGATCCAATAAAATAGTTGAGGATATTAAAGAATTATTTGGTAATGAAATAATCCAAATTACAATATTATCGTCAACTAAAGAGTATACAAAATATCTAGATACTCTTACTCAAGAACAACTTTTACCGCACATATATCTAAATTATTTAGCAATTATTTATGGTGGACAGTTGATAAAAAAGAATATACACGGTAGCGGTAAGATGTATGAATTTGATGGTGATGTAAAAGAAATTGCCGGAACGATTAGAGCAATTCAAAAAGACGAGTGGGCTGATGAAGTTAATACTGGCTTTGATTATATTATAAAAATTTACGATGAGTTACAAAAGTATCCTTGATAATATAGCAAACACTGTTCAAGAGGTTATTATAAATAAAGGAGAGGGGTTACAAATAGAGATAGAGAACTTCGGATGGACTAATCTTATATACGAATCTAAACATTTTAGATTTGCACATATAGAAAGGTACTCAGATAAAAACCTAGAAGTTTTACATGTGACTACGTTTCCTAAAGAAACTAGCCCTAATCCAATATTTGGATTTGATGTCATTACGACAGATAAAAAACCCCTTGCGGCATTTTTAGATTATTCCCCAGTAGTAGATAAAATTACATACAGATCAAATAAAATATTTGAAAAGCCATACAACTTACCTGATTGGGCTAAAAAAATATTTTCTAATCATGCAATAGCAATAGTTCCAAATGAAAAAGACATGGAGGATTTGTCTGAAGTAGTCAAGGACGCTTATAGCAAATACATTGATTTGTGCATAGAAGAACAATCTGTAGTGGATACAGAAGTAATTAAAGAAAGACAAAATTACTACTGTGAACAACAACAAAAGAATGAACGTACTTTTAATGTATTAAAAGCTAAACTAGGAGAAGATAGAGCTAGATATTTTATGAATACAATTTTGTTCCCGAAAATAAAATAAAAAGGCCTAGGGGTTTCCTAGGCTTCTTTTTTTACTGCGTCTTTAAAGTCCGACAGTTGGTTTTGCATTTTTAGGACTTTGTTCATCAAGTCCGATATGATGTCGTAATCCTCATCGTTGTCTCCATACTTACTTTCTAAGCGTGAGATGGCCTTATAGGATTTTTCTAGATCTTGTTCAAGCTTCTCAACAACCTGTGGCTGATTTACCAAGTCGTCTATGGTAACAGATAGGTATCTGTTGTTTAATAGCTCCTGAAGCTTCTCAGCCTGTTGTACTTCTTGCGCAGCCAATTACTTTCTTTTAATTCTTTCGTAAGCCTCTTGTAAAGCAGGAACATCAGGGAGCTTCGATTTTTTCATATCATCAGCTGATACATCAGGGGTAGTGTTATCGCCACCTTGAGAGTTTTCACCAGATTTAACTTTTAAAGCCTTAAATATACCGGTCCAACCTGCTCTTTTTTCTAAATTAGCAAAAGCCTTTTCGTTAGGGATAATCTCCATTATCATATCTAAAACAAACTGCGCCATATCCTTTTCATCTGCTATTGCAGAGTTTATTTGAGCTTTTATAGAATTAGGTAGATTTACTTTTCCGGATTCGTATTCTTTCAAATCTGCGCTATCCATTTTAGATTTTTTATTTGCCACTTTAGCTTTCTTTTTAATAGTGTCTAATGTTTTTTGTACAGAAGTACCAGGAACAGCAGATATAGAAAGAAGCTCCTTAGCGACATCCTGAAGGAAGACATTAATCATCTTCTTTGTCTTAGGAGATACTGAAGTGTTTGTCTCCAGGTCCTGCATAGACCCTTTCTTTAAAAACCTACCAGCATCGTTAGTAACTGCCTGAGATGCAAAACCTGCCTTTACTATAGGCTCGTTACGAAGAACTTCACTAAGAAAGCTAAAAAAACTCTCTTTAATATCAATTTTGGCTGCACGGCTCTTACGTGGTTGTTGTAGAATATAGTTAGTTATGTCTTTTATGTTATACCTTCTTTCTTCTTCCTTGGTACTTCCTTTAGGAGTTTCTATTACAGTAAAAGTATCTCCTGATAATAGTACTGGGCGTACATCTACTAACCACCCTCTATCCTTATGATTTAGATGTATCTTTACTTTTGGTTCAATTCTTTTTGCATCAATCATTTTCTTGGCTGCCTCCTTATCAAAGGTCTTAGCCCCTGCCATGCCTTGACTAGGTATATCAAAAGTCATTTTTCCTTTTGCTAACGCAGCTGCTTTTTTACTAAGAGGCGCAGTCTTTTTTTCTGATTCAGGATCTTTTCTTTGGCCGGTAGCTAAAGGAGGTTCAAAACCAGTAACGCCTTTAGGTTCCGGTAGATCTTCAGGATCAGCCGATACAATGCCTACGAACGTAGGTAAGTTTTCAAATTCTATTTTGAAAATAATACTATTTTCATACCTGCCCTTAGAAGGGTAAATAGAAGCAGTCTTCACTTGATCCATAAGATCTTCCTCAAGGGCAGCTACAATCTGATCAGCCTTTCTTTTCATTAGACCTGATAAACCAGGAACATCTTTGTATTTAATACCTTGATATTTATCTGAAACAGATACGGCAGCGCCTTTATCCTTCCTTGCTTGATATGACCTTAATCTCCTAGTATCAGCAGGAGCTTCTGCTATCTTAGCGGCTATTTCAGAAATGTAAGTTTTAAAATCCTTTTCGTTTTTCATTATTAGAAATTATATACTATAAATATCAGTATTTGTTATCTGGTTTAACAAAAGTTCTTGTAGGAGCTTGACCTCTCTCCACAGGCCTAGCGGCTGGTGGAGTAGAGAAACTTCTCGGCTGCGGGGTATAACTACCCCTTGGCCCCGGCGGCAAAGGCCTAGGCGGATTAGCACGAGGAGTAGAAGGTCTCACCGGAGTAGAAGGCCTAAATCCAGATCCGGGAGAATCCCATCCCCCACGAGGCCTAACAGGCCTATTACGGATTATCACCCTAGGCTGCACAGGAGCCACTATAGGCCCTAAATACCTTGGGGAATACCAATATATCGGATCGTAAAAGAAAGGGTCGTAATAGGGATTAAACATCATTGTAGAATAGTCCTGTACATATACATCCCTGGTTACATTAGAAGAGTCATAGAACTTCTGGATTACCCTAGTGGTCTTCCCAGTAGCCGAGTCGGTGACTAAGGTCTCCACTACCCTTATCGGGGTGGCGCAGCCAGCTACGCAAAGAAGTAGTAATAGTAGATATCTCATATAGTTTATTTTACGACATTAGCGTATCTTTGTAAGAACCTTTTATATAGGGTGGGCTTAGAGGACCAAGCTTTTATTCTTTTTATTTCTGTTTTAAAGTCATATAAAACATCAATCCAATTTTCCACCTCCCACTTTTTAGCGGAAAAAAACCAAGCGTTCTTACGTAAATCATCATCTTCTATGATTTCATCAACACTCTTATCTTTAATTGCCGACAAAAGATTTTTCATTCCGTTGTCAAACTCAACTTTATCGGGAGCTCTTTCTCTAGACTTTTTTAATTTGTTTAAAAGATAAGAAGTAAAAGCATCAAATTCCCATGGAGATTTTGAGAATTTATCCATTTGATCAGGTTCAGCACCCTTCTTTGCATACTCTCTACCCATTAATTCTATATTTCTAAGTTTTGGGTCCATTGCATGAACTAACTCGTGTTCCCCTAACTCTAAAAAGTCTTCTTTGTCACCAAAGAAAGCTAAGTTTATTAACATTATATCATCTATAGTGTTCATCCTACCGGCTCCTAGATCTTTGGGATCGTTATAATATCCTGCCGACACTTGTATTTCTTTTCCTGATAAGTCATTGAATTTAAAATATTTGTTATACCTAGAGATAATTAGAGGATTATTATAATCTTCAGGAGCAGTTTCTTTTAACTTATCAATATTACTTTTTGTATAGTTGTATAGATCCTCAAGTTGGTCGAGTACTTTTTCCGGTACTTTAATAATATTTGACTCTATTAGTATGTCCAATAGCTTGATCATCGGTATAAGCTATTTTAAGCCCAATAGAGCCTTTTCAAGTTTCTTGATAACCTCACAGTTAGCTTGATACAATTTAGCCTTTTTTAGGCCACTTCTGCGTGATCTCATAGCCTTTGGTTTGGGTGCTGCTTTTGCCATTATTTATTGTATGTGCATTTTTGAACTATTGTACATTATTGAACTGATTATTTGTTCAAGGGCTATATACATACCCTTTTTAAACATATCTGGGGAAAGTTGTTCTGGCCTAATATTTATGGAATTCCCTCTCACAACAGGTTTATTCTTATCTTCGGAGGAAGGAGACAAATATAATTCAATATTTTTAATTCTATTTCCCATAGTAGGATATTTTGGAAATTCAATACTTACTGTCGCAATTAATAATCGTTTATTAGGTTCCTTATTAAGATTATAAACCCCTTTTTCAAAATCAAAAGGCTCATTTGCTTTTTCTTTAAAATCTGGTAATGTGCTAACACACTTATCCAATAATTCATTAAAAGCTTTTTTAAAAGAGTCATTGTCTTTAACATCAAAAGATACGATTCCAAGGTTTTTTTCCTCTAATAATAAAGACTGCTTTAATAGATTGATGAGTTTCATTTTTTTCCGAAAATTTTAATTGAGTATATACATAAATATTGGCAAAAAGGTGTATAGGCAAATTGACTTTTTTTAAGGGGGGGGGGTCCCCGTACCTGAGTTTTCCCCCCGACACTGGGTTTACTGTGCATATTATAGGGAAATCGTTGTGCATATTTTGGGGATGAGGGTGTGGATAAGTTGTGTATATATTTTATATATATTGAAGTTTTTGGGATTTTGGGGGTGTATAGAAGGACAGACCTGCCGGATCCTGCCTTCCTTTAACATTTCCTTAACAACTAATTTTAACCTTTTTTTTAGAATTAATTTGTGCTATCTTTAATTGTGAACGGGAAATGAAATTAGCGTTTCAGTGAGGCGGTTGCAAAAAGCTCTTTTTAACGTTTTCTTAACAATTAATTTTAACCTTGTTTTTACAATTAATTTGTACAATCTTTAATTGTGAAAGGGATGAAATGAATTAACGTTCATTGGGGCTTTAAAGGTTCTTTGAAATACGGGTTCGGGTTACTTGCTGCTTTGTGTATTCGGTCGAATTATTCACCACCACAAATCTAAACACAAAATCATGGCAAGTAAAAACACAAAGAAGGCTATTGCTCAAACACTTGAAACAATGCCTGTAAATCCACTTACAATGACTTTCGTAAGTGTAGTTAACCCAAAGTTGGTTGAGTCTAATACTGAAATCGAAGGTGTGAAGGCAGTCGAATTACCTAAAGAGGTAAGAAGCACTATCACTATCACCAAGCTGAAAGGCTTCGAGTACGGCGAAGAGTTCAAGCAACTAATGTCAGAATTCAAGCACAAAGAATTCTACATCGGTAAAGAAGTCCTAATAGTATCAAGAGGCGGTAATGTTGTAAAAACTACCTTGCGTACACTTACCAACAGCATCTCTCTTCATACGTTCATGTTGGGTAACGCTGACAAGCTTTACCTCCAAGCACATGAACAAAAGTACGGCGCTGTTATCGACAGGAACTATTCTGAAATATGCGGAATGCTTCAACAAGATACAGACAACATTCAGAAGGCATACGTATCCAAAGGTATGACCAAGTCTATCAAGGCTGACATTAAAGACCTTGCAGTAGCAAGGGCAATCATGGACAATGAGTCCTATTCAAACTCTCCCTTACGTTTATTCAAGAATCAAGTTCTTCAGATTGTGTCTGCTGAGAAGATTGCAAACTATAAGAAGCAGGTTCAAGATACACGTAAAGCATCTAAACAACTTATCGGATATAAGAAGTAAGCAAAGTAACCCGACCTGTATTTCACTCCATGCGGTTAAGCCGTGGCTCTTCGATGGCAACATGGAACTGAGTATTAACTCTTGAACGAATTGACGTTCGTTCACCCTACACCCGAATGTGTGGTGTACAACAATATGTCCGCAAAAAGTTGATGGTTAACTTAGATCCATCGGTGTAAGGCATGGACAGGTAATGGCAAGCCTCGGTGATGTGATTCCCACTAGGGAAAGGCAAGCCCACTTCGAAAAATAATGCCTGATATGTAAAGCTTGTGCAGTGGTTCCTAGCGCGCCGTGTACACTTACCTTTGCAGATTAACGTCTGCTCTGGGACAGACTAATAGAGTGGTCGTGTATGCAAGCGAAGGAGTGTAGACTTCTCACTTCTCCTTACAATTAGGTTTGTACGGAGGCACAATTAGGTTTGTGCTGAGACGTCTCCCGCTCAGGATATGGGAGTATCCGATATCAAGCAATGTATTCCACAGTCTAGGGGGTACTCTAGGTATTATGATAAGCTCTATGATTTTCTACACTTTTAAGAGCAAGGTGGTTAAAGTGTAACGAGCGGAGGGTGAAATTCCCTCGTGTCTCCCGCCGTCCCGTCACTCAAGGGCAATAGGAGCACATGAAAGGAAATATTACTATCGGGATAAATGTCTGTTCCCGATTATACTTGTCTTGATGTAAACGAAAAGGCAGTTGACATTCTTTCATTAAATTCTGAGAGATCTGAATGGGAATTCAAAAACTGACTGGTATTGGTACTCCCCTGCATTTATGTAGGAGGATCGGGATCGACGCCCGACAGTCAGCAATATATAAATGTTCCACGTGAAACGTTTTGACATCGAAACGGAAATCGCAGGTTCATTCCTTCACAGGTAATCAGTACCCCTTATGGATTACCACACGTTACCCCCCTCCATTAACTTGGTTCGGGGGTTTCGTTTTATAATGTTAGTTTGTGGGAGTTTGTGGTAAAATGTGTAAAATATATTTCTAATAAATAAAAAGAATATACAAATGGCAAAGAATCCATACTCATTCTCTGTTCGCCCTTGCAAATGGGGTAAGCGTCCTTGGAGACAATCTCCTATCAGAAAAGTAGTAAGTATAGCAATAACAATATCTCTAATCAAAAAATACGGTCTATGAATCAGGGTATCACTTATGCAGATTACTCTCAGTTAAAGAGTATGGGTATTAGTAATGTTATTAATAAGGGTATTAATCCTCTTGGTCTTACTGAGAGGACTATTATATGTAATGATGGTAGTGTATGGGATTATTGTGCAGAAGATGGTTTATATGAGAAGCGTGTAGATACATTTGATACTACTTGGAATGATGGGTATTGGTATACCGATAAAAATGGTAACCCGTCTCACACATGGGACTTTGAACAATCAATCGGAGAATAATTAATCACCAAATAAAAATCAAGGTTATGCTTCAATCCAACATCACACTCGACAGCCTATCTAATGTAGCCGCTTATCAATTATGGAGTGGCGGTATCTCTCGCCTTGTTACAGGTAAAGAGGAAGTATCTCGATTCATTGAGGACTCTAAAGACTCCTTTGCTAGACTCTATCTCTTTACCGATGAGGAGTTTGCTATGGAAGAGTATCAGAGGGATTTTGATTCTATATACAATAACGACCTCTACGAAAGAATGTATTAATCACCCATTAAAATTAAGGTTATGACTAGGAAAGAAGTTATCAGTTATCTGACTCCATTGTTTATTGAGAGGCTGGAAGATATTACTAATATGTATAAGCTTATTGGTGTATCGGGAGACTTTGCTAGGAAGAATGGTATAGGAGGATTATCATATGATGAGAGTCCTATGTGGTTGCAGTATAAGGGAGTGAATGATGGGAATAACGCTATTAGATTTGAATGTTCCCTTAGTAATGTAGGGTTTGATATCCCCTTGGATAGTGAGAGTATTGATACCTTAGTATTCTCTAGAGGAGGGCATACTGCCTTGTACGATTACTTTAAAAAGGTTAAGTATGAGTACTTGAGGGATAATCATCCTACGGTTTGGGAAGAACAGAAGTTTCAGCTTCCTCGTATCAATTCCTTCTTAAATGAATATGAAGGATTATAATATTTTTTCACACATATAAATCAAGGTTATGAAAAGGTTCTTAATCAATCTCCTAGTCACAGTACTAGGCTTCTATGTTGTTGTATCTTTTGTCAGTTTCACCCCTAGTCCTTTTGATTGGGAGGTAGGAGGTAGGGCTGCCTTTGCTTTATTCACCCTTATTGTAGCAGGAACTTGGACTGCCGTTGAGGAATTAGACCCTAAAAATTCTAAGTCATGATTACTATTTGTGTTCTACCCAACTTTAAGGGATCCAAATCAGATTGGATCAAGGTAATCATTACTTGCCTCTTGTTAGATTCTACGTATATGATTCCAATTTTTAATCACATATTAAAATAAAAGCATATGAGGAAGTTACTACTCCTTCTATTGGTAGCTACTATGTTTAGTAGTTGCTATACAGTTACCCGTGTAGGTAATTGTAAGTACTACACCCCTAAGAACTTAAGCAGTAGGGGTAAAGCACATCAGCCTATTTACTTTTAATCATTAATAAAAAACCAAAAAGAAAGGTTATGAAAAAGAAAATCCAAGTTAGTATCAGCCAATTCCTTGCTATGGTTCCTGTTGAAGTAGCATCAGATTTCGTTATGGAGTTTCTAAATAGCCCTAGGCTAGTGGATACTCATGAGAGTGTTACTGAGTTCTTTAAGGGGGATATTCAATGTCCTCATGAGTTTATCCTTAGAGGCTTTCCATGGGATAGTAGCATTAGAGGGGTAGCTTATTGGAATGACCTATGTCATAAGTTGAAGAATCAGTATGGAGCTGGCGTTACCTTCCCAGAGTTCATTGAGATGCTTGAACCTATTGAAAGGCATAGGTTTAACAATGTAATTGAGAAGCAGAGAGGTGAGGATTTATTAAATGAGATGTATTCTGATGCTACTTTCTCTATGGACCCTAATGAATGGCTTGAAGTTACATTTGATTGGGAGAAGTCTGATGAGGGTGCAGAGTATTGGGCTAATATATGCCAAAGGTTAGAGATAGCTAAGCATCTTAACGAACCTTCAATGTTAAATTAGTAAGTTATGGGTATAGTAGTAATGATAATAGCAGTTTTGCTTTGGGGTATGAATGAAAACCTCAAGACCATCCATAAAGATAGAAAATGAAGTCACTCATAGCACTTTCCCTAGCGGTAACCCCGCTTATCTCAGGTAGCATTGAAGGGTGTACCACTCCTTATGATTCTCCTCCGCCTAAGGAGGATAGTATATTTGTAACCATGACTACCTATACCACCTCAAGAAGTCAGACGGATTCTAACCCTTACGAAACTGCTTCGGGTTTTATTCTAAATAAAACAAATCCCAAGAAGCATAGGGTTATTGCAATCAGTAGGGACTTGAAGGATACCTTTGCCTTTGGGGATAGTGTTTATATCCAAGCAGGAAAGTATTCGGGTAAGTATGTAGTTCATGATGTGATGAACAAGAGATTCAAAAAGAAAATAGACTTGCTAATCAATCCTAAGGACAAAGGAGATAAGATTGACAGCGTAGTCATAAAGAAGCTGCGGTAACGCAGTGTCAGTTTCCCCCGATGTTTCTACATTCGGGGTTGTTATTAAGAGTATTCCTCCCTGTATGTCTATACTGGGGAGTTTTTTATTAATCACCCTTTAAATTGTGTATATGAAACCATTAAACGACAAGTTCGTCAGGTTTTCCCTAGCGTTTCTGATTTTTTCAGCTTTCCTGCATATTTTGACTTATATATATATTTTATTATCTAACAATTAATCTTCAAAAGTTATGAGACTTGATCTTACGTTAGAAGAACTCCACGTTATTAAGAGTTCTATCAGAGAAAAGCATACTTCTTTGCTTAAAGGTTACAATGAGATGACAATTGAGAGCGCACCACGTAGCGTTCACAAGATGTTGGACTTAGTTGATAGCATTGACACAAAAGTTGGTAAATTAATAATCAAAGCATATGAAGAACTTTATTCCTGAGTTTAAGATATCTCTTAAGAAGAAGGGTAGTTTTGAAGAGATGTTTCCTATGGTTAGCCCAGAAGATGCTGCTGCATTTTGCAGAAAGTGTTTTGACTCTGATGTAATAGATTGGAAAGAAGAGTTTATAGTTATAGCCTTGAATAGGGCTAACAAGGTTCTAGGGTTCTACAAAGTAAGTAGCGGAGGGGTTGCGGGTACGGTAGCAGACCCTAAGGTTATCTTTCAGTTTGCCTTGCTATCTAATGCTAGTCGTCTAGTCCTTAGTCATAACCATCCTTCTGGTAATACTTCTAGCTCTAGAGGAGATGATGATATTACTGAGAAAATACAAAAGGCGGGTAGAGTATTAGACATTGAGGTTATAGACCATATCATAATAACTAGCGAAGGTTACTATTCTTACAGCGAACATGATAGATTGTAAATAAATTTTCATAATAATTAAAATCAAATCAAAATGAAAAAGGTTATGTTGTTCCTCCCAATCATTGCAATGGTTCTCTATTCTTGTAGCAGCGACAGATCAGGAGAAAGAAAACCGTCTAAACTAGCTAGAGTTAGAGAAGTTGATACTAACCAAGTCAACTGGGTTAGGTTAAATTTGACAGAGGCATCTGTTTATAAGATAGGAGATACCCTAACTATAAACACTATGTACCACAATGTTTCTTATGAAAGACCTACTGAAGAGGTTTTAGAACTTAAAAAAGTTTACATAGAAAGTTTTGAAGTTGCAAAAAATTAGTTATATTGCAATTGTAAAAACACCCCTTATGCCAAGCACCATCCTTGAAACAACCATCTTTTATCTCCAGCAAATACTTGCTGGAGTTGTATTCGGTTTAGCTTTTGTAGTCATCTACAAGATAGTTTTTAAGAAGACAGACTAATCTTTTAGTATTAAAATGTTATGTATGAAAAAGTATATAATTATTATACTGGTTTTACTTATTGTAGGATCTTATGCTTTCTTTAACTTGATTCTAGGTAGTACTTATCTAACGATAGCAATCTTTGCACTATCTTTTACAGTAGTTATATTTCTATCAGTTTTTTTATTAGGAGATATAGTTCTAAAAATAATATCACATTTATGGAAAAGAGACGATCAATAAATAGCTTAGTATTATTTACAACAGCATTCTTTGTAGCACTTTCCGTATTTGTTATGAAGATTGTCAACACTATGATGGGGTACAAATCTAATATCAATAGCTATTACCTAAGAGCAGACTACAAAAGTTCAGAAGACTTGTTTAGTACTTTGATATCTTACCCTAATAGATTGTTCTTATGGTGTTGTGATTGTATTCAGTTCTATGCTGTGAGGATGGGGATAACATATGAACAGTTGAATATAGATCTGTTTGTAATACTACAGCCTATGTTAATAGTAATGTTTGCAGTCTTGTTTGTTATACAATCCGTAAGACTTAGTCGGTCTTATAACTTGGGTCAGTCAAATCATAATTAGTAACGTAGCTGGCAGGTATTACTACGTTTATTTTCTTAGCCTCTACACCAGGAACATCATCGGGAGTTTCTAAGTAAGCCATATGTCTGATAGCTCCATACAAGCCTTGATCGTTATCGCTCATTATCTTGACTATTGCTTCCGGATATGTTAAATCTTTTATATCTTCTTTAGTTGTTTTTATACTTTTCCATTTAGAAAAATCATAAGTATCAGTTATGGTATAAGAACCATCACTGTTCTTTTGGTATGCAAACTTACCTAAGGTTAGACCAATCAGTACCTCAGGATCCTGAGTTAGTTGATTAAACATTTGCTTGCCATTCAACATTTCCCCAGCTAATAAATCTGAACGTACCTCTTCTCTATACTGATCATAAGTAACAGCTCCTTGGTTTTCATCGCTTATTTTCTTATTACCTTCTCCGTAACGCTGTTTATCTTTTATAGCTTGGCTAATTAAAGATCCCATCATTTTAAGATCTTGGGTTCTAAAATCTTTTGCATTTAGATTTTTAGTATTATAAAGCTGTGCTACGTGAGGAGCCTGCTGTCTGAGGTATTGTTTTATGTTATCTTTAAACGGCATTAATAAAGTCCCTACCACAGCTGCCCCAACAGCTGCCTTCTTTGCAAAATCTTTAACCTTAACACCTGTTGCTTTGAGTTTATCTAATAAAGACTTCTTATTCTCTTTAGGTATTTTAGGATCAGATAAAAACTTTAGAACTTTTTTCTCATACTCTTTAGGAAGCTCTGCATCCTTCTTACCTAGAACGTTCCAGTTAACAATCTTAGATTGGTTTAGATATTGTAGTACGGGTTTAGATCCATCTTTAGGTATGATGTATGTTAGTATGAAGTTCTTACCATTCTTATTGTCTATCCTAATAGGTTCTATAGAGTACCAACCTTTCTTTGACTTCTCGTCTCCCTGATAATATACACTTAGTCTTTTCTTATCTGCTATGATTTTATTAGCAGTCTTGTCATCCATAGGAGCTTCAAGTAACATCTCAAGAAAGCTTGTATCTCCCTGATTATAAGACTCTTGTAAATTAACAGTATCAATAATAGATAAAAAGATATGTTCTTTGTAAGACAGCATCATATATTAATTAGTATATATAAATATTAATGCCATGGCAAATAAAATGTTAAACCTTGAATTTAATAACGCCTGTCTAGTTGTCAAAGCAATTAACTGGAAGGGTTGCGTTAAAGACGCTTCTAAAGTTTTAGGAGTGTGTGACACTACTGTGTACGAGATAATAAGAAGAAATCAAATACACATAGTTAAGAATGCAGAGGGTAGGATGTATGTTGATACCAAAAAAGGTATTATATATAGAGATCATGAGGGGAAAATATTTAAAGACATTCCATTATAAACAATAAAAAACAAAGGTTATGTTAGAACAAATGTTAGAAAAAATGAAAAAGGACTTTGAAATCCTTCACCGCCAAAGGTGTTTTCTAATGGCATCGTTGCAGCATCTTATGGAAAAAGACTTCGAAGACCCAGACGCTACCAGATTCAAAGTAGTTATAGCACAAGCTATGATAGATGGTCTATTTGATAAAGGACATTGTTTGTCGGATGAGATAGAGAAGGCTGTATTGATATCAATGAAAGAGATGTTAGAAAGAGAAAGACTTCTATCTGATATAAAGAATGATTTGAATGGACCATTCTAAGATAAAAACGTCAGGTTATAAGACGGTATAAAACCACCACAAATATGATGTTAAAAGTCATAAGGTCTGACAGACCAACGTCTCACTATTCTCCGATAGAGAATGTGCAAGAGAGCATCTCGGAGTTGTATAAGGATCCTGCCAACTTCGGGATTACGGTGACGGTAGTTAACGAAGATGGTGCTTCTTTAGAGTTCGACACGTCTGAGAACCTGTCTAGGGCAGGGATCAGAAAGCGACTAGAGGAGCTACAGAATCTTCTGTGGTAGTCTTAACGCCCCTCGACAATTAAGTCGGGGGGTTTTTTATTTAATCTAAAAAGTATTTTATGGGTAACAATTTATTTGAAGAAAGCATTGTACTTGCAGAAGACTTTAGATCTCTTAATGAGATTGAGAGAAAAGTTCTGATTCAAAAGTTTATCGACTCCATCATTTACGACTCAGTAAAGTTCAAAGCTGCAGTTGATATGATAAAGAGTTGGGATCCACAAAACAATAATAAAATTTAATGTCATGACTAAACTTGCAATTATCGGTATTATAACTTCTATGGTTATGCTTGGTCTAGTAGTAGTATTAATAAACATTCTTAAGAGAGATGCTAACTCTTTGCTAGTTGCTTTCTACAAAGCGTGTGATGATATCAGAGAAAGAATTCACAAAGCTAGTTCTAAGGCAGAGACCAGAGAGATATTAGATGACTTACAGCAGATAGAAGATACGTTTGTTATGCAACTTCCTGTAGCTGTTACACAAAAGGAGATGAATCTCTTGTATAGATTATTAGAAAAGAAAGATAAAAAAATAAAGTAGTATGGACAAGTTATTACAAAAAGCAAAAGAAAGATATCGTCCCGGCTGTTGCTACCTAGCATTATCATTTGAAGACTTCAGTTCTATGCATGTGTGCCCTAACTACAAGGAGCCTTTCTACTTTAAAGATGACAGTATAGCTTTGTTTTCTGGAGGGGGTCTTGTTTACCACAAAGGAGTATGGGCTCCAATAGTGACAGAGAGTTATACGGAGTTCAAAGTAGGGGATGTAGTAGTAAGATGGAGAGATATAGAACATGATGAATGGAATGAGATAGGAGAAGTAGAGGACATTGATTTGATTCCCATAGGAAAAGAAGTAGTTGTAGAACATGCAGATGTAGCAAATGGAATATACAAACTTCCATCAATATTCATAAACGATTGGTGGTACCCAACCACAGCGTTTACACTTGCTAAGTATTATAATCCATATTACACAATAAACCAGGGGACAGTGGATACTCTGAACACAAACAGTTATGGCAAAGACCACACAATTAAAGTACAAAGACCTTCTGCTTCAATCGTCACAGGACAAAGAACTTCAAGAGGTGGAGTTCAGGGTAGAAGAAATGCAGCAATCACTAGAGGCGGATATTCTAGCCACAAAGCGATCACTGGCAAGTGAGAGAGCTACGTTGATTAGATACAAGTCTCAGTTCCCATTAGTTGCACAGAATATAGTTAACCATCAAGTCAAGATAGAAAGTCTTGAAGATGGATTAGCTAGACTTAATGCTTTAAAGTCTGAGTTGTTTTAGTTTACAAAAAGGGGGATGCTTAAAGGCTCCCCCTTTAACTTTAGAGTTATGGTGAAAGAAAAGTTTATCAAGTGTGTTAATTGTAAAAAACTATTCACTCAAACAATCTACAAGAAAAAGAAATCAAAACCAATCTGTCCACATTGTGGAACGCTAAATCAAAATGTATGAAGACTTACAATTTCAACGGGAACGAAGTTACCGTAAAGATCACTACTTCAATTTGTCCTAATAGGATTCAACTTAACGATGCTTTAGATGGACAGCCTTATGCAGTAGCTACTGTTAACATCCCTGAGCTTGGTATGGTAGAAGGTTATGTGGCTGTTAAAGATTATAGTGAGAATGAAGGTATGTTACAGTTCCTTATTGACAATGACATAGTAGAACCTCCAATTACTTACGTAAATTCTAGTTATGTAAATTTTCCAATCTGTAAAATCAAAATCTAATAATCTGTAAATTATGGCAAAGAAAAAGAAAACCTACGTTAGGGTTGATTGCTCTATGGCTCCTGCTGTAGAAACAAAACCTCCAAGAGATCTTAGACCTAAATGTCTTAATTGTGATCAAACAATAATAATGAGGAAGACTTGGAGTTGGTGGAGGAGTGGAGAAGAAAAATCAAAGATCACGTACTTTTACGATGGAATATCCTACTTCTGTTGTAGAAGTTGTGCTCTAGCTTTTGCACACAAGATGGCTATTAAAACACTCAAACTAGAACCATTAAATAAAATACAATGAGAAAAGTAACACTTGATTCAACTGAGGCCTTCTTACAAAGAAAGAACAAGAAGACTCACAACACAGTAGTATCTGTGGATAAAGACGGTAACGCTTCTATGTACTTGTTTGGTAACAGGATAGCAGTTCATACTCATGATGGTAGATTGTTCATCACTACTGCTGGATGGAATACCTCTACTACTAGAAACAGGCTATCTGGTATAGGTAGTTTCAGAATAACTTCTAGAGGTATGCTATCTTTGAATGGCCAACCTTGGAATGGTAGATGGGTAGAGATAGTGCAGGCTGATCCTATATCTATGCACTTTGAAAATGAACCTCCTGTATGATGCAGTTAATCTATACTGCTATATTCATAGTAGGGTTTCTGGTAGTCCTTGGTCTTGTACTAAGATTACTAGGAGCCTTACTTAAAATATTTCTAGGACTGTTTATTATAATTGTAATAGTTTACTTACTTGTAATTTTAATATTTTAAATCATGACAAAAGTATCTTACAAAGAAGCCAAGCAAAAAAAGGCTGTGAGAGATTTCATATTCTCCCACTATAAAAAGTCTAAGATAGTAGGTCTTGCTGGTCCTGACATAAACGAATATGTGGGGTGGTGTAAGTCAAATGGTTTTGAGATAGACGAGATATGGGAAGTAGATCCCAGAGTGATGATGAAACAACTCACTGATATCAAGGAGGACATGATGTTCAAATATCGTTTTGGTAATATCAACGATACGATACCGAACAAAGATAAGACAGTGTACGATCTAGATTATTGTGGAGCTGTACATACTCTTATGTCAGCAGTAATTAAGTTTAAAAAGAATGCAGTAATGACATTCTCAGTAAGAGGTGTTGGTGTAGAGAAAACAATATCTACTTTCTTCAAAGAGAGGAAAGAGAAGATTGTATCTCGCACAAACAAAATAAAACCTATCAAACATATCAGCATACAGACCAGTCATGGTAAGTATGTTGTAGCCCCGTATTTTGATACAACCCCTATGATTTCTATTGCACAAATTTCCTAACCAAAAAAACAAATGTATGCCTAACAAACCAAAAAGAGGAAGAAAACCTGGATCGAAAGTTGTATTCTACACGAAAGCAGAAGACGACTTTATCAAGTCAGTATTGTCAAATGGAAAGACAATAAGAGAAAACTCTCAAAGCATTGCTAAAAAATTAAAGAGACCTGTGTCATCTATTGCCCAAAGAATTATTAAGTTCAAGAAAGAGATGGGACTAGCTCGTGAAACTTCTAGAACTAAGATATCTAAGGTAGAAGAATTGCGTAGCGTAGTGCTGCCTAAGAACATTGCGTTAGAGTTTGAAGCATCCCGTGCTGTATTAAAAGAGAATCGCATTGTGATATACTTCAAGTAAAAATCCCTTGTAATTCCCAAAAAACCAAGCGTATTGTAAAAAATGTATAAAAAAACAGTTATGAAACATTTACTGATTGAGAACAAAGGTGAGCTAGATATTTCATCTTTGATTTTGCTAGGGGCTTCTACTAAGAGAGATTCCAAGAACATGATTGGTTTCTTTGGTTCTGGTAACAAGTATGCGATCGCTACTCTTATCAAACACAACATCAAGTTTGCAATCTATTCTGGTGAGAACAAGATAGATATTACAACTGAGGATGTAGACTTCAGAGGTGTGAACTTCAAGAAGATTATTATAGGGGGCAGAGAGACTTCGTTGACTACTGACATGGGACCTCAATGGCAACCGTGGATGGCTATTCGTGAATGGGTTTCTAACAGCATAGACGAAGGGGGTTACAATCTTATTCAAGAGACTGATAGTGTTCAAGGTAGAAAGGGACATACTAGATTCTTTGTAGAACATGATCCTTTGTTGGATG